AGACGCGGACGGTCCGCAACGGCAAAATATCTGTGCGGCGATCCGTATAACCGTCTGTTCGGCCCGGATCTGACGCTGGTGGGCCCGGCAGGACAGACAATGGGTTTATTATCAATTACTTGTTGATACGATACCGTGATTCGGTACCGTGAAATCGATGGGCTTCGTAGACACCGATAGGGACCGCTGGGGAATCACCTAGCCGCCCGGTCGATCCGCGCCTTGTAATCCTCGGCCATGATCTGGCCGGCAATTTCGGTGAAACAGCGCCGCTGGAAATCCTCGTTGCTGGGAAACTCCGCCTGGCACTTGTCCCTTAGTTCCTGCTGAGGCGACTTCGCATAGCCATCACCGTTCGGCCCGGAGCAGCCGGCCAGGAGGAGCAGTGCTGAGCTTATTCCTGCGATCTTCATACGCCACCCGAATCCATGAGCGTCATTATGGGTCGGCGTCTCTTATATCGCTATCCGTTCTGAAAACCAGACGAGCCCAGTCGACCGATCCGGACGCCATGTAATGGCAAGAAATGGCTAAAACCGACTTCGAATTAGCTGTTAACGAAGCCTGATGCGGTTATACGCCCTCGGCGGACGCCGCCGATATAAAATTCCCACTCACTGGTTCCGCGGTTGAAAACCATGTAGTCATTGGAGTCATAGGCTTCGAGCGGGTTGTTCCCTGAAAAGGTCGAGTAACGCGTTCCGTCGCGGGCCGTGCCACTCCGCCACGTCACACCTCCGGTTATGTCGCCACCTAGATTGTTCGCGAACCATGGCTCACAAGCCGAAACACCGGCCGGCGCATTGATCCCGTAGCGGCCGTTGTTTCTTACGTCGGGCCCGACAATCTGCAGTACGGTAGGGAGGCCGCTATTCATTCGAATGCCGTCACGGTTGTTCTTGTAGTAGGTGCCGCCTACGACCTGGACAGTCGCATATCCGAAATTCTGAACGAACAAGGCGTCCAAGGTGTTCGAGCAATTCCACGTGCCAACGAACGTACACCAGCCGGTTCCGATCAGGCTGTCGTTGAGGAGAACACCGTAGCCGTAATTACCATCGATTGAACAACCCTTGCCAAACATAAACTCGCGGTTCTGTACCCCGACCATGGCATTGTCGATTTTCACACCGCCGGATGTTCCCAGAAGCCCGCACGCAATGATATCTAGATCATCGATATAGACCCCGCCCAGGCCGCCGCCGAAATGCATTCCCCAGCCACCCATGCCGCCGATTTTGCCGTGGTGAAGAAATAGACCAGCTGCAGCCGCGCTGGTATTGTTACGAGCTGAGTTGGCTCTGATGCCGGTACCACGTCCGTGATAGTCCATGCCATGGATGTAAACATAGTCCATGCCGTCAAGCCATACGAGATCGAAAAGCTTCTCATTCCCGTCCTGGCCGCCCAATGTTACATCATTTAGGCGGCTACGACAGAAATTATATGCATGGATTCCACAGCCTCCTGACATGGTGGTGTTGGAATCAATTCTGAATCCTTCCAGAACCCAGTTGATCGAATTATAAGACTGGTTTCCAATTGTTATTACATCGCTGGTAGAACTCGCGCCATTATACATCAGCACCGACTGATAGTCGCGACCTTCAATAGCGATATTGCTTGCGGCTTTGCTCAGCGGGGTCGTGAAATTGTAAACCCGCGAGTCCAGGCGCCCGACGTAGCCTGACTGTAACGCTGCGAACCAGCGCGTGACAGCTTGATCATCAGTGGTGCTGTTCGACCCGGTATATCCGAACCGCTCTGGCGTCAGGCCAGACATCTTTACATAGTGCGTCAGCGGTAGCGTGACTTCGTTAGTCAAGCTGCTGCTGTGGCCAACCTGTGCTGCACCGCCTGCGCCAGCCAAGGCTCCAGAATTAAGCGGAGTGAACCCGAGGGCGGTAATAATTGCACTTTGTGTTATCGTTGCAGCACTCCCGTCCGCGCCCTTGATATCCGAGAGGGCGACCAGGTTGATCCAAGAGGAATCGCCAGCATAGCGCCACTGGATATGCGTTGCGCTTTTCTGAATCTCGACCTGTTTGCCTGGGTCACCTTTGCCGAATGGCACACCGTCGGTCCATTCGCCGGCCGGCCCAAGGCGGAAGTACAGGGTGCCGCCATCTACATCGGTAGCGATATAAGCGAACGGGGGCTCTTCGGCATCGTAAAGATCCCGCTCGACGAGCGTACCGACCTGGTCAACGGTGAATGATTGTCCATCAGCACCAGCCGAGCCGCGGATGTTGACCGCCTCGGCTAGGACGCTGGTCAGCCCGTCGGGCCCCACATAGGAGCCGATTGGAGGCTTGGTCGTACCAGGCGGACCGCCAACCCAGTCCGCGACTGTAAGAACGCTGCGCGCGCCGTCCGTATGGATGGCCAGGAGCGGCGACCAGCCGCGAAAGTTCTTGGCCAGTTTCGCTAGTGACGGGACGGGACCTGCATCAGTGCCCTGATCGAAATTGTCGGCACCGTTCACGATACCGTCGAGGCGGTCCATGTTGACCGCCGCTTTGGTGACTTTCGCTTGAAACTCGGTCGCAGTGGTCACGCGAATGTGTCTCCGGAAGCAGCGCCTCCGGAGATCAATATCATTTCATCCGAAAATATTCAACCTTATGGTGAAATTCACCCCTTCACAGTCGATGAGCAAACGACTCGATCCGGTTCAAGCTCTCGACGGGTGCGGCGAGCTCGGTCGAGCCGCCGTGTAGTTTCCCGTGCTCACTGATGACCTCATCGGCAAGTTCGAAAATCTGGAAACTGAAGCCCTCCCGGACTACCCCAAGAACGACAATATTCGTATGTTTGCTGGGTATAGAACCGTGGAAGAGGCCGTCGCTCACCGTGCCACTCACGATATGAAAGTCGTATTTTGCGCCGCGGATGATCGCATGGAGATCAATAACTTCATCTGATTCCGGAAACGCCGGGTTGCCACCATCCATCTGGATCAGCCCTGCGACCACGTTAACGACGCCATCCGCGATCGCATTCCGAACGCGACGTTCCTTCAGGTCCATTCCGGAATTATGTCCCATCAGAAGCCAAACGTCATCGACATCAAGAACCTTCGCGAGCTTCTCACCCCTCGCAGGAAGTGGTCGAGCTTCACCCTTCAGCCACTTCCGGATTGTCTCGTAGCTCACATCAACGCCCTGACTGTGGAGCTGCTTGCGCAACCATTGAAGCCTGCCGTAATTGAGCGCCGGGCAGTGGGGATGCACATCGCACGCATGTTCGAGCCGCGTTGCAAAAGCCGGATCGCGAACGATTGATGAAACGCCCATGGTAGTCCCTCTTAGGTATATCAACTCGTGATTGCAGCGATATGATAGCCTTTTGGGTGACTGTCAACCTACAGTTGAATTTATTTACACAAACGGTTGAGAGAATCCACTGCTTCGTGAGGTGAACGGGCGAGAATATAGATCCCGCCAGCTAGCGTCCATGCGCGCTCGTAGTTGGTCTGAACGGTGGACTGGCGACCGATGGCGGCCTTGATTTCGATGTCGACGGCGCGGCCGCGGAATGAGCCTTTGATGTCGCCCGACCCCGGCAACCCGAACCGGATTATACGGGCATCCGCCAATATCATCATACCGGGGACAACCTTCACGTACTGCCCTACCGGCGGCGTGACATTCCTGCCCTGCCATGCCTGCCCCGTATTGTTGCGATAGAACAATGAACCTGTAAGCTTGGACACCGCGACGAGGGTGTCATTCAGAATTTTCTTCTCCGATGCTCCGGACATCTCTACCTCCAACGTGCTGCCGCTACCGAACGGCCGCGGCAACGCGCCGACGCCCACTTGCCCGGCTCCGGGTAGCCTCGCGCCTCACCAAGCCGCTTGAAATCAAGCCAGGATTTACACGCCTTCTCCTCGCGCTCGCGTTGAGCACGGATACGACGCTTCATCTCAGCCTGTTCGAGTTTTTTGAGCTTCCCATCGGTAACCTCGACCTTACGGATTTGAGCTGGAAATTCGGTTCCGCAAGCGCAGGTTTTCACGCCAGAGTATGATACCCTGAAACATACGAGACACTGTCTAACGGGTGTCGCATCATCGTTACACCCGGATGCTGCCCGACGCGCCGCGCGGCCGAGCAGGCTCCACTCTCGATCCGAATCCGGGAGACCGAGATTTCGCGTGATCGCGTTACCTGCGTGGTCACAGATGACAGCCGGATCGGGCGGCCGAAGTCCGCGGCCACACCATTGCAGATGATTGACAAGCGATCGGGTACCAGCTGCGATACCGACATAGCGGATGTTCGGCACGTCATAGCCTTCGCCGAAAAGGCCAACATTGACGCCGAGCAGAAGGTCACCGGCACGAAACGCGTCGTCGAAATAGTCGCGCTGCTTGTCGTTCATTTCCCCATCGACGTGCATCGCAGGAATGCCGTGAGCATTGAACTCATCGGCGATGTGACGACTATGCCTGCGGTTCTGGGCAAAGACTATGCCTTGGAAGCCCTTGGCGAGCCGTAGATAATGCTCGACAACACTGCCCACGATCTTAGGCTTGTCCACTACCTGGGCCGCTGCCTCGCGCGCGAAGTCGCCAGCGACGCTCTTGACCCCTGTGAAATCTGGCGTGTCCGGCGCAAAATATTCGTACCGGGCGAGATATCCCTGTTCAATCAGCCAGGATACGGGAGGACCGGGGACCATCACGTCGAACTGGTCATCGAGGCCACGACCGTCGAGCCGTTCCGGGGTGGCCGTCAGTCCGAGAATATAGGCGTCGGGATCGGCCTCAAGTATCGCCGAATAGGTGTCGCTGGTTGCGTGGTGAGCCTCGTCGACGACGCGGAGGTTCGATGGGAATGCGTGCGACATGCGACGGATCAGCGTCTGGATGCCGACCAGGTGCAGCATGGCATCCGGGTCGTAATCGAACTTGGCGGCAATGAAGCTGTGATCGAGTCCAGAGCCTGTGAAGGATTTGCTCGTCTGCCTGATCAGTTCCTTGCGGTGGACCAGAAACTGGCTGTGCATGTCGCGAGCAGTGGTGCTGAGCAGTGCGGCTTCGGCCATCTTGGTCTTACCAGAGCCGGTCGGCGACTGCAGCAGGACTCGCCTGTAACCCTGGCGCATGTAAGCCGCGGCGGCGGTGAGCATGTCGCGCTGAAAGTCGCGCAACCATGGTGGCAGCAGCTCCTCGACGATCGGTACCGGAATATGCGCGATTGCTGGATTGAGAGTAGCGATCGAGAAGAGGAGCGCGTCGCGGGGGCTGAGGATCATACAGCGATCGCGAAATACGCCGGCGCTGACCACTTGAAGATCCTGACCGGCTTCACGAGCTCTGGGCGCTTGTCGAACCCTATGTCCATGAGGATCTCGCGTGCCTCGGCGACATAGCGATCATAATCTATGTCCGCAGGCAATTCGTCAGGTAGGTCCATTAGCGGCCGGCAGCCGTCCGTCTTCGAGACCTTCTTGTAATTTCCGGTCGTCTCGTGCGGCGTTTTATAGAGGATCTCTTCGCCGTCCTTGGCCCAGTAGTAGCGCACCACCTTGCCCAGATAGTCACCGCGCCAGGTGCCGCCGCCTTTCACGTTCACCACGGTGACGAAGTCCCGGATATCCGTCTGGGCGCGGATATAGTCCTCGATATCGGTGCCCTTGGTGATGAGCTCTACCACTGCGTCTGAGCACACGCCGGCGTTTGGGTTCTTCATCAACTGGGTTCTGGTGCCCTCTTTGTAGGGATTCGCCAGGGTGCCCTTGCGTTTGACCTTTCCGTCCTCGGTGATCGCGATATAGGTGTTAACGGACAGGCTGTAGAGGGACTGGTAGTATGTCGCCTCAAGGTTTATCCCGGTGTCTTTCTCCCACTGTCGCGATATCGCGTCGAGGATGTCGAGCTTATCGCGCGGGCAGTTGAAGACAACGCCGTCTGTGTTAGCAGATACAACCGGTATGCCTGCCAGTTCTGATCGCTCAATCAGCATGAGCAGGAGCAACTGCCCAGTCAGCGTGACAGTTACCAGAAGATGCGGTGCGTACAGGACAGAATAGGGCGACCCGCTCTTCCCGAACAAGGCCCCGTTTAGCGCGATTTTAAGACCTTCATTCGTGACAGTATCACCGCTGCGCTTGGCAATAACGCGGTCATCGAGCATCTTCTGAGCGACTGGTAGATAGCTCGGTCCACACGACTTCGGATATAAGCCAGAATTGATGATCATCGTCGGATAGAAGGAGGTCCCGTCCTGATCAACGAGCTGATTGTCGTCATCGGAGTGAACTGCTCGATTGGACTCAGTCGAGTGAAGTCCGCCGATACCCATGCGGTACGTGGAACCACCTAGCGTGATCTGTTTATCGGTCAGCCAGTACGGTAGATCGACCTTACCGTTTGGCTGGACGATGAAATCGGTCGTCCGCAGCCGCTCCAGCACGTCACGCAACTCGGCGGTCTCGAACCGCATGTTTGCGGGCACTTTGTATTTGAACATCGTACCCGCAGGTGTCTGGACTTTCTCGACCCGTTCGCCTGTAGCCTTCTCGACGCGGCTCTTGACGATAGCCTCACCAAGCTGCGAATCGCTCTTGGACATAAAGTTCAGGCCGTACTCGGCGCCCAGGGCGGCACGAAGCTCAAGCGCCGGTTCAAGCGCGTAGAACAGCTCCATCGTGCCGGCGAGGTCGTTGCCCATGTACGCCAACGTCTTATCCATCTCATCCGGCGTGAGACAGGCGTCGGGGCTGTACGGGAGATCCTGGAGCTTCTTGCTGTGCATCCGCCCCATCAGGGTCTTGAGACTGGCGAAGGCGTTTGGCTGCGGCTCGATGAGGTCGATGATCTGCCAGTTGCGCGGCACCTCGACGCCGAGAACTTCGCGGGCGTGCCAGTATTTCATTCCGCCGAGGATGATTCTGTCATTCGCCTGCTTAAGCGACGCATTCGAGGCGCCGCTGATCCACATCGCGATCATGGGTGCGTCGTAATTCTGAAAATTGTAACCGACGACAGTGTGGCAGCGCATGATGCTGGTGATGTGGGCGCGCTCTTGCTCTGTCAGCGGCTTCCGTTCGGAATGTTCATATACTACCGTCTTTCGGTCGCTCAGGCGAATGAAGCCGATTGACGCGAAGTTAGGATGGCATTCGGTGTCGCAGACAACTGTCTTGGCTGGATCATAGAAGGTCAAGCCGGGTCTCCGAGAAGATTTTCGAACGTAGCGGCAGGCACTTTGCGCCAGACATAGCCACGGTAAGTGGGCTTATGACCACTACAAACGCTGTATATGTTCTGCCATTTGAAGGTTGGATTGGCTGCGATAATATCTTCAACGCTGTCCCAACGGCGAACGAACTCCCCTGCTCTTGTGAACTGGAGAAAATCATTCTTGAGCTTCTTGGTTACCGAGACACTTCGCGCTACTGCACGGCGATTGGCAGGATCGGACCAATACTGCTTCGAGGCCGTACTTATCCGGGAACGCCACTCGTTACCGTAGCAGCCAAGCATGTGTCGGAACTTCGCGTTGGCGCGCATGGCGGCTTTCTGCGCGTCACTCCAATAGTTGCCGTAATTAGGATTGGCTGGACCGGTGACGCTTGCCGCCATAGTCGCGCGAGTCTCATCATGTACGATCATTCTGGTCGAACTGTCCCGGCGCAGATTGAAGCCGTGGGCTCGATCGCATGTCTTAAAATGATCAATCCAAAAAAGCTCGCGATCTGCGATGAATTGTTCATCAACCGACCGAAACGATTCTAGGATCTCAACCTTGAAGGCGACCCAACCGTACTTTTGAACAGCGTTCCAGAGATGGCGGTTGCAATCTTTAGGTCGTGGGGACTTTCCGAGCGTGTGCCGGTGCGTCCATATCCGGCCTTCGACCTTCACCGACTTGCCGATGTACCGTTTGCCGCTGGTGATGTGTCGGATGCAGTAGATACCAATCGTCATCCCAGCAGTCCCCTCGCTACGTCGGTCCCCGCGAGCCCGCGATCAAAGGCGACCCGGTCGGCGGCAATCCGGCCCATGAAATATTCGGGTTCTAGGCTGCGGCTGCCGCGCGCGCGGCCGTCCTGGAGATCTAGCCCCGCGTCCTTCATCGCCTGGGCGACCAGGGCGTCATGGACGACGATCAGTCCGTTCCCTGCCGGCTGTTCGGGCTTCAGCGCGCGAATGCGCTCAGCCAGGCGGTCCGCCATGCCGTCGAGGAACGGGAGAACGGTCCGGCGCTGGCGTGATGTCAGGAACCCAAGCGCGTCACCGACCAGGCGACGCTGCTGCCGGCGCATGGCGCCCGTGCAGATCTCCAGCATATAGCAGGCGACCTGAACCTCGTGGGCGAAGCCGAAGAAGCTGACCTCGGGAACCTCGCCTGGGCGGGCGCCCCAATAGCGCGCACCAGTGAGGTAGGAGACGGCCGCTGCGACTTTCCACAGCCGCGCACCAACGTGATCTTCATGACGTTCGCTGTGCCGCTCGAACGGCGAGCTACGCAGTTCAGCTTCGTCGAGGGTCATGTTATATTTTTCAAGCAGGCGCGCGAGCATCTCCGCAGCAGCGATCGCTTCTTCTTCGGTACAGCCGTTCCCCACCGTTTTCGCACGCAACGCACGAATGCGGGCGGCGATTTTCTCGCGCTCTCCGTTCATTCAGATACCTTCGCAGACGCTTCCGAACTTCATGCGTGTATTTCACCACATAGTTGTATTCCCCGGCAGCCGAAGCCACCGGGGTGTACGAAATCAGCCCAAGGGATCGTCGTCGTCAGTGGTGGCCGGAGACGCAAATGCGTCGTCCTCGCCCTCTTCTTCGTCCATGGCCGAGTTGGCGTCGACACGCTTGGCGCCGAATGGTTCGCCGTGGCGCTTATGTTGAACGACTTCGAGCGAAGCGTTGATGCGATCCGGGTTTTTGTCCTTCGACCCATCATACGCATAGATGCGAATGATCGCGTTGACGTAGCAACCGCCGTAGAGCAGCGCGTCAGCCGGGGTCAGCTGGCGGAACTTCTTCTCCCCGGTGCGCTGGTCGACCTCCTTACGCGGGCCAATCAGCTGCAGCGGGTTCGGCGCATCAAGCGATTTCACCTTCTTCTTGGCGCTGATATACATCTGCCCTTTGTAGCCGTCATAGAGCGGCTCGCGGGTGCCGTCGATCTCGGGCTCACCGTCGCGCATGCAGCGGCGCTCAGCGGGAATCTTCTTGTTTTGGCCAGGCCATTTCGCTTCACGGGCCGCCACCATTGCTTCCGTGACCGCCTTAATTTGGTCTGCGTGCGTAACCTTGTCGAGAAGAAGCACACAGTTGTAGCTGATGTCCTTGACCTTCTGGCCCGTATTTGGGTCGACCTTATCACCCTCCTGAACCTGGGGTTCGAACAGATTGTCGAAGCTCAGTCGAACGTCCTTCAGTTTGATCTCAATATTGGTGTCAGCCATTCTTCAGTCCTTCATTCTTCATCCATCGTGATCTCGACCGGCTTTACTGCTAGGCGAGCATCTGTCTCCGGGACCATTGAGTGTCCGTGCTGGCCGAACTTGATGTGTTCGGAGAGCTTCTCATAATCGTCGGATGAGATTTGCTTACGCGCTTGCGCGGGAGAAATCAACTTTTTGGTGAAACTTCTATCACCAAGAATCGGCACCAGCACCGCCTCGGCAGCAGCCTCATCTTCATATGTATCTCTACTGCCCTTCCGAGTGTCGACAACGCATTTGCGACCGGGCGTCGGCCGGCCGGCGAGCGCGTCCCTGAGTTCCTCATTCGCGAGTTGATCCAACCAGTGTTCGAGCATGGAACGATGCTGCAGGATGTAGCTGCGGCGCTCGGGCGTCATGGCGCCTGCCGGCACAATGGGATTGTCGATCATGATCTCAAGGTCCAGTTCGCTATAATCAGTGCCCAGCAAGGCGAGATTGAAGTCCTCGAACTCGCGGCATCCGCCTGCCGCGCGCTTACGTCGGCACCAGATGCAACCCTTCTCCGAGGCGACACGCGGCGGGTTCGGCTGCAGGGTCAGTTCGGCCCGCTCCCTGATCCAGTCTCCGAATGCCAGCAGATCGTCTAGCGTCGTGTGCCAGACGCCGCCGCCACCTGGGCACCGAGGCTGATCGATTTCGATGATGAACCGCACCGGATCGGTGCCGACAATCTGCTGGGCGATCGTCTGCCAGAAGCCGAGTAAGTAGAGCATCACTTGCTTGTTCTGGACCGGACTGATCGCTACTCCCCTGCCCCACTTCAGATCGGAAACGTAGACGATCCAGACGCCGTCGATTTTTACGATTACCGCGCGATCAAGCGTGCCGAACTGCCCAGGCAACACCCAGTGCGACACGTCGACCCGGTGTTCGCTGAAAAAGCGACCGCCCATGCCACGGACGCGGTCAATGCCAGGCTGCAGCAGCAGTGCATCGTCGACCGTCCAGGTGAAGGTCCAATCGTGCAGGCGGGTGCGCTGTCCGACGAAATCGAGCGCGTCGAAGCCGTAGCGGAGGCAGTCGTCAGAGATCCCGTGCGCCACCGTTCCTTCGGCCGCAACTTCGGTCGGATCGTCCGGCAAACCTCGGTTGGCGTTGACATAGTCGAGACATGTCGACCAGCCTTCGGCGCCGGACGGGCCGTGTGAGGAGTGCGCCAGCTCGCTGTCGAGGCGATCGTCGATCACAGGATCACAGGCTCCATCTGTAACCCCTTCCCCAGACCACCTCCACTGGCCACGGAGCGCCAGCATCAGCGAGCGTCTTTCGGATTCTGCCGAAGATGACGGACATCGTGTTGCTTACGTTATTCGACTCGCTACCAACCCTATCAGCGAGCACGTCCCGCCTCACAGGGCGTCCGTAGGAGGCTGCCAGGGTGTACAACAACTGCACATGGTTCTTGGGCAGGGTGATCGCTTCGCCATGAAACGACACTGCGCCGCGGGGATCGAGTATAAAACCATCGCGTTCGATCACCTGGTCTTGCTCAAGATTGAAGCCGCAATGAGGACAGTGAGCGGTCATGCGCAATCATCCCGCTGTTCGGCCTGCATCACCGCGAAACGATGGCGCGCGTCGATCACCGTCCGTTCGAGTATGCCCATCGAAATCCGCAGCGTGCGCTCGTTTGCCGAGAGGTTGCGCATCTCGCTCACTCGGGAGAGCAAGGTTTCATGATCTATCGTCATGACAACAGCTCCTTGAGAGCGTCGCGCCCGCGGGCGACGCGACTCTTGATGGTGCCGACGGCACATCCGAGATCCTGTGCGGCCTCTTCATACGAAGCTCCTGCACCGACCAAGATCAGCGCCTCGCGCATGTCCTGCGGCAGCATGGCGAGCGCCTTAAGCGTGTCGGCAAGGTCGACCACTGCGCCCTGTGGCGCAGGAACCCATGGAAGCGCGCTTATCGCCAGATCCTCAGTGCTGCCGCCATCCCAACGCTTGCGCCGCATCTGGGTGATGAAGCGGTTGCGCAGGATAGTTTGTGTCCAGGCAGGGAGGTTGGTGCCGACCTGAAATTTATCCCGATGCTGCCATGCTTTCCCCAACGTCCACGCCGCCAAGTCTTCGGCCGCGTCAAAATCGCCGCTGACGAGGTGCATGGCATATCGGATCAGCGGCTTGCGTTGTCCCGCAAGCGCGGCAGCGAAATCGCTCACTCGACATGCTTCCGATAAGCGTCTCTGAAGACGTTAGTCAGGGCGATGTTCGAGCCTTGGCCAGTCCGCGCAATCCACTCGTTCATCTTCCGGACCCATTGCTGTTGGGTATTCATCGAAAGGCGGTCAACGAACGCTTCCAGCTTAAAATCAGGATCTCGACCGTCGGTCGCGAGAAAGACGAACAGGCTGCGGAGAATTTGCCCGGCATATCGCAGGATGTTGCCGTCGAATGCATCCGCCAAGGCACTCAGACCTTGATCTATCGTTAGTGGACCGTAGCGCCTATAGGCTGATGCGATGCCCGGAACGCAGTAAATCATCCTTGGCTGCCAAGCCGTGTAATTGGAGTGCGGTGCGAGAACCAATCCTGATTTCTGGATCAGTGCCATGACTTCGGATGATTCGGCAGAACCTGCCGCTATAGATGCACGGAACACGTCAACTGAATTGAGTGATCTGCGTCTCTTGTTTAGCTTGACGAAGGTCTTCGCTTCGTCTTCAACGCTAGGTTGATCGAATATTACACAAGGTAGCCGGGGTATATCCGAGCGCATCTTCGCCGCTGTCAACCGGTGCTGCCCATCCATGACCGCGAGCGTGTCATCAGGCCGGCGGCCAACGGAAAGCGGCTGGCAGAGCCGCCAATCCCAGTCCTTCGCGATGTTGCGAATGAGTTCCTGGGATGAGCGGGCTTCGATTTTCCGCTGGTAGCTTTCGTCGACATACAGTTCGTCTAGCGCTACCCACTCCATTGCCGGCGGATCGCCTATGGCAGGATTGAAATCCGTCACGGCTTCAGCCCTCGATCTTAAGCAACACGTCGCCGCTGAACCACTCAGAGGATTCTGGCGCCATGTTTGGAAACATGATGAGGTACGAGGCATTGCCCTCCGCATACTCGGCTCTGCCGATGACGATCCCCGTTGCTCCGCTGGGGTGAAACCGCACGGTTTCCTTCAACTCGAACTCGAACATTGGTCGATCTCCTTCGGGAAGGCGGCTCAATTGCGCGCCGCCTACCGGAAGACCGGCCTCCGAAGAGGCCGGGCAACCTGCTCAGCCCAGCGGATCATCCTCCTCGGCAGGGGCTGCGCCGGCCTGCGCCGGATCACCGTCAAGATCGTAATCGGCCGACAGATCGACCGTGCAGCCGGCCAATAGCCGCCTGAAGAAGAACTCGGCTTCCTTGCGCTGGTCATCATCGAGCGTCGCATCTGGGCCGACCAGTTTGGGCGTATTGTACCGCGCGAGCAGCGACGCCATGAACTCAGCGCACTTTTTCTTCTGCGCGTCGGTTTCCGCGCGCTCGCGATATTGAAGTGCTACCTTCTTCACGTCGTCGTCGCTGACACTCCGCTCAACAACAGCTGTGGCAGCGGCCTCCGCTGACCCCGTGCTGGCAGCTTCGGCGGCGTTTCCCGCGGGTTCCTCTTCCTTCGGCTTGCGCGTGCGCGTTGCCTTGGGCGTCTCGATCTTATCGATCGCGGCCTGCTGCCCCGCGATCAATCGCTCATGGTTGGCGGCAAGGACGGTAAGTTGTGCCGTGTTGGCGGCGAGCGCCTCGATCAGCGCATCCAATTTGGCTTCGATGCTCATGGTGATCCCTTCGATCTCTGTACGTGCCCGCTGGGTCAGCGAGTCGGGCCACCTTAAAACACAGAGTTATTCCAATTTCAACCTTATGGTGAAATATTCCCACACCGAGGTTGATTTTACCCGTGCTGGAAGGTAGAACCGCCCCAGACAGCATCGGAGATTCTTATTCATGAACCAGCCCGCCAGTGTGAACCGTACCTGGAGCAGCGGTCCACTTTACAAGCATCTGGTTGCCGTGCTCCCGGCCTTTGTTGACAACCCCTTCTCCGACGATCCGGTGCTAAACGTGCAGAAACTGCGCGAGGCGACGGGGCGCAGCCATGAAGGCGTCTATAAGTGGCTCCGGGCTAGTCGGCTGACGGCCGCCGGCGCGAAGAAACTCGTTACCGTCGCCAACTCGGCCGAAAATCGCCGCGCGCTGACCGCCCTCAACCGGGAAATCCCGACGATCGATAGCTTCGCGAGATTCGTCTTCGCCGACTGAGCTGTTGATCGACGGGAGTACCGTTTTTATGAATTCGGTCGTCTCGATCGACGCCATTCGTCCGCTGGTCGAAGCCGGTTTCGCGGTGCATTGGCTGCATCCGCGCACCAAGCGGCCGATCGGCGATGAGTGGCAGCACGCCCAGGTGGCATCGCTCGCGTGGCTCCGGGCAAAACATCGCCATGACAACAATGTCGGCGTGCGCCTTGGCCAACATTCGTTGCTGACATCAGGTGGCTATCTTCACGCATTCGACATCGACATCCGGGTAGCTGACCTGGCCGACGAAGCATGGGAATCCTTCGATCGCCTGCTGCCCGGCGTCCGCGATACGCTTCCGTCGGTTGCGTCTGGGTCCGGTAGCACGTCCGAGCACCTCTATTTCGTTACCGACGCTCCATTCTTCGGCAAGAAGCTTGCCGTGTCCGAGGGGAAGCACCGCGGCGCCGACGGTAAGTGGCATTACGACTGGGAGATCGAGCTTTTCGGCACCGGTAAGCAGATCGTCCTCCCGCCATCGATCCACCCCGACACCGGGCTGCCGTATCGCTGGAAGCGCGAGTTCGACTTCGAGGGGATGGATTTCGGCCTGCAGCCGCACATCCCTGTCGATCAGATAGAGGCGCTGGGTGTCGCAGAAACCGCGGAATATGAGTTCGAAAAGCGCGAGCCGCTGGAATTCAAACCCGGCCAGCTGGAAGCCGAACTCGATCTTGTGCCGATCGATCGCCTCGACGACTATCATGACTGGATCACACTCGGCCAGGCGCTGCATCATCAGTTCGGCGGATCGACCGGCGGGTACGACCTCTGGATCGCTCATTCTAAACGCTCCGCGAAGTTCGAGGGCACCAATCAGCGCGAACTGCTCCGCAAGTGGCGCGGCTTCGGCCGCAACCGCCGGAAGCCGGTTACCATGGCGTCGGTCCGACTGTGGGTACAGGAAGCAAGGTCCGCCGCTCTGCTGGCGCAGTTCGACGAGGTCGAGGACGAAGAAGACGACGCATTTGGTAATTCGGGTGATGCGCTCGCGGATGATTTCGAGACACTTCTTGGCGGAAATGAGCCAGAAAAGACCGATTCTCAACGTGACCCTTTCGATGACGATGTTGCGGCGGCGCTAGCGACCAGTCCTCTCGACTGGGTTTCACTGCTTGACCTAAACGAAGAAGGCGCGATCAAGCCCACTTTGCATAATCTCCGCTTGATCGTGGAGAATGACGTCTGGACGAAAGGTGTTGTGGCGTTCAACCAATTCACCCAGGAAATCGTCCAGCGTGGTCAGCCCGGAACGAAAAATCCCCGCCGCGCAAATTCCGCGAAGAAGCCGCTCCAACTCGACGGCGAATCATGGGTTCTGCGCGATCGGGTCAACGGAGATTTTTGGACAGAGGACAAGGACAACGCGATCCGCGCTCTGATCGAAGCACCAAAGAGCCAAGGTGGATATGGTATCAAGGTTCCAGACCGAGATCTGCGCGCAGCAATAGACATCGCCGGCCGGAAGAACGGCTTCCATCCTGTCTGCGAATATCTTGAGGGTCTCACCTGGGACGGGGTGCCGAGGGTGCGCACGCTTTTTCAGACCTACATGGGAGCGCCCGACGACGCCTATCACCGACAGGTCTCAGAAATCATGTTGGTGGCCGCGGTCGCGCGCGTCCACGAGCCCGGTGCGAAATTCGATACCGCAGTCATCCTCGAAGGCGTGCAGGGTAAGCGAAAATCGACCTTCATCTCCATTCTCGCGAAAAACTGGTTCGTCGAGCTCGACTGTGACGTGACCGACACACAGGCCGTTGTCGAGCTCCTGCAGGGCGCCTGGTTGGTCGAGCTGAATGAATTAGGCGGCTTCACCAAGGCCGACGTGCGTCACGTCAAGGCGTTCATCAGCCGGCGGTCTGACAAGGTGCGCCTCGCCTATGCCAAACGTGCACAGGAATATCACCGGCAGTCGATCCTCGTCGGCAGCACCAACGACGATGTGTATCTGCGCGACTCGACCGGTGGGCGCCGCTTCCTCCCCGTCCGCTGTTCAATCGAGGGTGAGATCGACACAGATCGCCTGCTTGCCGAGGTTGATCAGTTGTGGGCCGAGGCTCTGTTGATCTATCGAAAAATGCGCGAGAATCAGCCGCGCGGCACGTTGCCACTGTATCTGTCCGACGCCGAAGCCCGCGACATTGCCGAGAGGCTGCAGGAATCGCGGCAGGTCGAAAGCAGTGAGGATGCAATCGCTGGCCAGATTGCCGAGTGGCTTGAGCGACCGGTATACACCGGTTCCATCGACGATCCAATGGACGGCAAAGTCCGTAACGAGACCTGCCTGCTTGAGATCTGGTGCGACTGCCTCGACCGCGATGCCGCCCAGTATACCGGCATGTGGCCAGCGGCGCTTGGTCGCGCGATGCGGATGGTGCCGGGCTGGAGGGAAAGCGCTCGGAGGCCCCGCTTCGGTAAGTATGGGCAACAGCGCGCATTTGAGCGCGTTGGTTGGGTGAGAGACCACCTGCGACTGTGAAACGCATTCGCTACGTCGAAGGGCGACCCTGCAGTTCATGCGGGCGGACGAAACGCCTCGCTTCAAATCGCCGGTGCGTCTTCTGCCTGTTTTGGGATGCCTGTCGCGTAGTCGAAGGTGAAATCATCCTGTCACGCCGCGAAACCGCGCGCGCCTGGAACACCTATATGGAACTCGGTCGGGATTATCGACATCGAGAAACTGCGCGACGGGGAGCTAACATTCGAAGGGGCCGTATGGCTCAAGCCGCAGGCTCATTTACGAGCGCTCAGGCGGCCGCGATATTGAAGCTCCAGAACGGCAGGTGCGCCTATTGTGATGCCACGGTGAATTTGCATCTAGACCACGCAATTCCACTTGCCCGAGGCGGTTCTAACTGGCCTTGGAATTTACAATGGCTGTGCGCGCACCACAATATCTCGAAAGGTGCTCGCACTGACGCGGAGTACCGCGATATCATCGGACTGCCTGCGGACGAGCCGGTCAGCCTGCAAATTTGGCGAGAATTTTTCAGGGTTTCCCTGGTGCCGATTCTGGGCTGAATCAGCCGAAAAAAAAACCTCCGAAAAACTTCGGGAAATTTTACCCGGAATCGGCGAAAACGGGCTGAATCGACCAATTTAGTGTGACAGCCCATAAAATTCGGCGATCCTGTCACAGGGCTGTCACAGCACCGTCAACCTCAATTTCTCCAGGTTTTCCGCGGTTTTGCGGAACCTTGTGACAGGTGTGACGGAAATACCGGTCTCCCTATAAGTTCTCCTCGTGCAGACCCCTCCATGGGTAGCCGTCAGGCCCCTTGAATCGTCGGTTTTGGGGCTCTTGCTCAACGACAACTTATAGAAATGCTGTCACTCCTGTCACAGTTGTCACATCATTTATAAAATCAATGACTTAGCAGGTGTGACAGCCCTGTGACAGCTTTTACCCTGTCACAAAATTTGGAAAAAGTTTCAGAGGTCGCCGCGATCGAAGGCTTTGCACCCTGGTGTGGTTTGAGATGTCTGGAAAAAAGGGGCTCAGCGCCCCGCGCCCGAGCCACAGACACTAACTGGGACCCGTGGGGACCGCTGGGGAAAACCAGCGCACCCGCAACGCCAGCGCACCCGCAGCTCACCAGACACCAATAGGGACCGCTGGGGAAAAGCAGCTAGCCAGGCTCAGGGTTTCCCTATCGGTCCCTAGCCGTCTCTAGCGGTTGATTATGTTTCACTATTTAGTTGAATATGCGCGCCAGTTATGGTGTGATGATGAGAACACTAAGGAGTGATTCGATCATGCGTAACTGGGCAACCCGCGAAGCCTATGGCACCCCGTCACCTGGCGCCTTCGAACTACCGGATGATGGGTTCGCCTATGGTCCGGTTTCGATCGCCTACATATTCGGCAGGCGCCCCCAGGAAAGCGTGCGGGAATATCATCTCGACCGTGCAGCTCGGAAAAACGAGCGCCCATAGTTTCAACTTACCATAGGATATTCAACCGTGGCGAAACGCAAAAAGATTATCCGTATGATAGTGGAGGTGTCCGCACCGCAGTGGTTAACGGCCGCCCAGGCGCGCCGCGAAGTCCGTGCGCTGATCAATGATCAATGATCAGTGTTTCTATGGGCACTGCGGCGCCGCCTGGGCGACGGAGGAAATAGGCGACGATAATTTCCGCGCTCGATCGGTTCGGGCGGTTCCTGAAGCCGCGGCGCGCGCGCAATGAGCATCGCCCCATGGCGCCGCGCCGCCATCCCCTACGTCGCATGGATATCGCGCGTCCTGACATGGGCGGCCGTGTCGCTCTGTCTGGCTGCTTTCGTGATTATCCCGATCATAAGATCATAAGGAGCCTGTGAAATGTCGAACCTGGACGATTATGCCGGCCACGGCGCGGCACAGATTTACCGCTACCATAGGCAACGGTGCACCCCGGCGGCCGCGCTGCAGGCGACGCGCGTCAACCTGATCGCGGGCACGTCGCGCTATCCCAAATGCTCGAATAAAGCGGGCGCCCCGTTCGGATCTAGCCGGCTGCGGTGGATCGAACGCCCCGAGGATGCGGGATTCCGGTTCGTCGGTTTCGCCGATGAGATCGCGGGCCGAGCGATCGACCATACCGGATGGTATACGCATCCCGACGGCGATTTTGGCGGAACGCTGCGCGGCGCGATCTACCAATTGCCAGCCAGGCGCGGCCGCGCTCGCTATGTCGCGGGATATCAGGAAATTGGTTTCGGCAGTGAAGGCGCCGCGCTCGCATTGGGAGAGATATTTACAGGCGAACCGGGCGGCATGGGTGAAACCCCATATCGTGGCCGTTACGCCAGCACCTACGGCGACACATTTGGCGCCCACCGTGACGCCGCATTCCGCGCCGATCGGATAGCCGAGATCTACGCGGAAAGAGAGCGCGAATATCAAGAGGCATGCCAACAGGCGGCGCGATGGGAAGAAGCTGCCGAGGACATGAAGCGCGAGCGCGCGGCCGCCCGTCAGCTCGTCCACGATATGCGCCAGGCGATCAAAGCCGGTTTAGCCGCGGCGCCAAGTATCTGCAACGCGCTACGGTCCGAATTGCGGCGCCGGCTCGATCGGTGGGAAGAATTGCGCGAGGAGCGCCGCGATCTGGCCGATAATTTCCATTATGAGCGCCAGGATATCGCGGAATTCGCCGCAGGTAATTTGTAGTAACGGTTTCACGTTTTACGGGAGTTATCAATATGCCTCGCATATATGTCGCTTGCCTCGCGAGTTATAACAACGGCCGGTTGCATGGCGCCTGGATCGACTGCGACGGCAAAGACGCGGACGATATACAGCGCGAAGTAAATCAGATGCTGCGCACCTCACCCTATCCGAACGTAATGCGGCGCCAGTGCATCGATTGCGAATATATTCAGGATGACCGGGGCGCCGATGATACCTGCGATGAATGCCGCGGCGAACTGTCGCCCGCGTTCCCCTCCGCTGAAGAATACGCGATTCACGACCATGAGGGCTTTAGCAATCTGATCGGCGAGTCCACGTCCTTCGAAGACGTTGCTCTGATCGCAGCGGCCCTAGATGGCGATAACGCAATGGCGTTCAAATGGTTAATTTCAGACATTGGCATGTCCGCAGCGGATGCGGCTGATAAAGCTGACGAAGTCTGTATTTGGGAAGATGATCGCGGTCAGTGGGACGAAACAATGCTGGCGGAGTATGCGGAAAAATTCGCGAACGACTGTTATGATTTGCGCGAAATTCCCGAGACATTCCGTAATTATATCGATTGGGAAGCAATGGGCCGCGATATGCGAGCAGGCGGCGATATTACCCTGGCCGAAATTGACGGAAGGCGGTTCATTGTCACGAACCCGTCCGAATTCTGATTATAGTTTCACTATATTGTAGGAATTAAACATGTATATTTGGAAAACCCCGGATAGTTACGCCGGTTATAATCCAGACGGCCATATTCTTGTCGTTTCAACGTGGCGCGACGCGGACGCACTGACGCGGACGAATTGGGACGCTGCAATTACGCGGTTGCTGAAAGCCGCGAACCTGGAAGCCGTTGGAAGCCTCGAAAGCGAGCGCGGCGGATGGTGGAACGCACCTGATCCTGCAAGCGCGCCAATGATTTACCAATGGTCGGCCTCACATTGGGCAGGCGGATGGATTCAATATCTCATGGTCCGGCCGGACGCGCCGCAAGCTGTGCTCGATGAATGCCAGGCAATTGCGGACGATTTGGCAGCCTATCCCGCGCTCGATGAAGACGCATGGTGCGAGCTCGAATATGAAGAAAATTCGAACCATTGGCGTGATTCAAGCGTCCGCGATCGAGCCGATATCATCAAGCATAGCGGTTCCGACGCTTCGATATTTGCCGCGCGCCGCGACTACCTGCCGTCCGACAATGGCGCTGTGGAGCAATATTTGAACGGATAGGCCGCCGATGATGCTTGCTTATTGTTTCAACCGTAACGTGGAGATTCAACCATGAAACGCCTGCCGATTATTTTTCGCGCCGATAAATCCGAGGTCACTGCGATTTTCCCGACATTGCCGCACGATTATCACGGCCGATTCATGACCTGTTACGCCCACGTCGGACAGCATGGTTCCTGCTCGCTCGATTGGTATCGTGGCACGCGGCCCGCCAAGCCGGCGGAATATGCGGACCTATTAGCCGAGCTGCGCAGGATCTATTCGCGGCCCGGCGATCCGGACGCGGTGGAATTAGTTATCTACAGCCGCATAATGCCGCAGCATCGGGCCGCCCTGCGCCAGGCTGTCGCCGGATATCAGACCGCGGTGGCCGGCGAGTCCGCATGGGTGCAAGGGCGCATCGGCGAGTCCGTCGCATGATATTCCAGCCAATCGGGCGCCAGGCACCCTGGTCGCCCATAGCCGCGCTGCGGACCGCTATCCGGGCATATCAGCGGCGCGAAATAACGTTATCCGAGCTCAAGGAAATTACGCTCGAATGCCGCGATTTGTATGATTGGCAAAGCGAAGCCATGAAGGCATATTGTCGCGACGATAACGCGACAGGTGGCGAGTAATGCCGGCGCCCGGATTTATCATTGTTGCGTTGCTTATCATCTGCGTCGCGAGCTCCACGCGCCAGGCACGCAGTGAAGCCCGGCAACGGCTGAAGCGCTGGAACCCGATTTTCTGGAGCGCCGCGCTCATCTTATGGGCGATTATCCTGATACCGGAGTTATTCCGCCACCGCTGACGCTCCGCCACAGCAACGTCATCTAAACCCGCCGGGCAACCCCCTGGCGGGTTTTTTGTGCGCCCCAGGTTGACCGACCCGTTCGCCGCGGCGGGCCGCTTTCCGCGATTGATCACGGTCAGTGGGGCGCCCGGTTCCCACATCTCTTCTGGCACGCCAGCTAGGGCGTGAACCGTACTGTGCCGCTGTGATTGCGGCGCGTGGGGAGGCTCTTCCCACCTCGACCGTGAAAACCGAAGACCGAGGCAGTGTGCGTCCATGGAGAGGCCGCCCCGGTTCGATTGGTCCCGATATATCCGAAACCACGCGTCCCTGCAACCGGACTCCGGGACTCGAACCTCCTCGATTTATTCCGGACTCCGGGACTCGAACCTCCTCGATCTATTCCAGACTCCGGGACTCGAACCTCCTCGATTTAGTTTCAACTTTTTGTTGACTTTCATGCTACGACTCGATAGCAGCAGGTATGATGAACCGTTCGGAGCGCGGCTGCGGGCTACAAGAGGTGGTGAGAGATGAGTGACGACACCCCCATGACCGAAGCCGAGCGCGGTTATTCGAAGGGCTACGCTGCCGGGCAGAGACGGATCGCAGCCAACATGACGAGGGAAGAACGACAGGCCGCCCGCGACGAATTCCGACGCGCCGTCTTTCTCGCGGTCATCCCGCACATTGGCGACGAATGGAAGCAGGGCGAAAAGCATATCAGTCTCGATGTCGCTGGCAAGGTCGAAATCGCATGGGACTTCGCTGACGAAGCCATGAAGAAAGCGAGGCTCCCATCATGACCGACCATGGCGACGAGTGCCCCTGTGATGAGCATGGGGAGACGGCTTACGGCATCGAGAAATGCACGTGCGGCGACAAAGCCTGTAACACCTATTGGCTGACCGGCATCGGTAGTTTTTGTCAGGGATCGGGCTTCAAGAAAGATGAGGCGGAACAAATTGTCGCCGCCCTCCGCCAAGGTGAAGTCGACCGGGCGCGGGTTGTGGAGTTGGAGGCTCTGTGCCTGGCCCTCGAATGTGAGGTGAGCAATAGTGCTGCTGACAAGGCCGCAGCCGAGGCCCAACTAGCCGAGGTGACGAAGGAGCTTGAGGAGGCGCGGGCCAAGATGCGGATGATCGTCTCGCACGCATCCGGTGGATGGACACAGGACATCGAACAATCGACCAACGACATCTGTGTGCAAATCAGCGCCAACCGCAACACGGTCTACGAAGCTGGTATCGAAAAGGGACGCAAGGAAGCCGAATCCCGCCTCAGCGAGGCGGTTAAGGCGTTGGAGGATATCGCCAGCGGTCGAGCGTTCCGTCAGCAGCGGTTCGCCGAGGACGATGACGCAGACTATTTTTTGCGAGCGCAGCGCTCCGTGCAGAAACTCGCAGCCGAGGTCGTGAAGTCGACCACGCTCTCTCAGCCCGAGGGTGGGGAGGAAGCATCTTATACCGGGTCCGACTGGCGGCTGCACGCGCAGCAGCATCAGGCAGGGTCGGAGACTGGAAGTGAGCAGCAGAGCGGCCATGGTAACGCTTCTGCCAGCATGGACAGTTTGGAGGGTTCGAATCCCTCTCCCGGTGCCCATCCCGGCGATGCAGGGAGCGAGGGGTGATGATCTGTTATCGTGACATGACGTTCTGTGCCGCTCAATGCGCCACGAAAGAATGCCCCCGCCAGTTGAACGAACGGCAACGCGAAGGTGCGCGCAAATGGTGGTCACACGATCCCAATAATGCACCGATCGCGGTTGCGGATTTCCACCATAACTGCCCCGATTACGCACCGGAGAGCCGGATATGACCAACACCCCTGATCTCACTGTGACGCAGGAGGCGAGAGAGCAGATCATGCGTATCATCGGAAGTGTCTGTTATTCCGAGCGCTCGATCCCGCAGGCTACTGATGACGTTATAGCCACCATCCCCTCCCGCCCAGAAGCGCAAGCCAGGGAATTGGTCGAGCGGTTGCGGACACAGGCTGACAGCGCAGATGAAGCCTTCATGTCGCGAATGGGCATCACCTCAGTCGAGGCAGCAACAATGCGTCAGGCCGCCGACCTGATCGAAAGCTTGAACCGCAGCAAGGCGCAGGTTTTGGAGCGCCACAGCCTCGCACCGCGCGACGGCGGGGAGGATCAGGACACGCGCGACAGCATAATCGCCGGCATGTGCATGACCTGGGATCACAGCTTCGGCCTGATGTCCGGCGACAAACAGAATGCGCTTTGGTCGAGCATGAGCCAGCTATACGAGCATGATGTAAAGCCTGCGATCGACAGGGCCCTAGCCACCCTCGACCGGGGGAAGGCGCAGGTTCGGGATGGGGCGCTGGAGGAATGTGCCTTGGCCTGGGAGGCGTTCAAAGGGCCATATCTCAAGCGCTTCGGCGGTTGGGGTGATGGCGCCGCGATCGACGCCATGCAGACGCTCAACCGCGTTTTGATGCCGATCTCGACCGAAATCTGCGCACGCCGCGAGGGGAAATAGGATGAAGGTCACAAGGCTCAAGCGCGGCTACCGCATCAACCTGTCCGACGCTGAGTTCGAAGCGCTTGAACATCTCGTCATGCTTGGCAAAAGCGACATGGAAGGCGCGGATGAACAGCTTGATTTTCTCAGCCATCGAGCCCGCCATGCCATGGAAAAGTATTTCCTGTCAGGCGACTGTCTGGCAATTGATGAGGATCGGCGATGACCCCGCCCGATCTAGCCGCCTTGGTGCGGGGGCTCAAAGCCGACGAGATCAACTTTCTCAACCGCGTTGCCCAGGAACCGTCATGAGACTCGCAGTCACAGGCTCCCGCCAACACGGTCACGAGCGCCGGGTATTTGAAGCGCTCGATATCATTCACGCTGCAGAACCTGTCGACGTACTGATCAGCGGACACTGCCCAAGCACTCGCTATAAGCCACGATCGTTCGACATGATATGCGAAGATTGGGCGCACGCCCGCGGCATCCCAGTCGATGAGTATCCAGCCGACTGGGACAATATCGATGCGATGCCGTGCCGAATCGAGATCAACGCGCGCGGAAGGCCGTACAACAAGCTCGCCGGCATGAACCGAAACCACAGGATGCTGATGCTCGGAGTCCCACACCTACTGGCAGTCGGTCCGATCAGGGGCCCAGGCACCGAGCATTGCCGATCCCTCGCACTGAGCCGAACCTTCGAGATCCCGATCATCGACATCGACCTGTGATTGAATTTTCACCAATTTGGTGATATACACGCCACATGTCGATACAGACGCTCAACAACTCAGAATCCAAGCTATCGTTCAGAACCAAGCTGAACGCCATGTTCACCGAGGTGTATGGCGGCTCCTTCCTGAGCGCAGGTAGCCTCGGCGCGCTATCGTTCGCTTTTAGCGTAGATGTCGATACCGGACTCTATCGCCCTGCCTCAAACTCGATCGGCCTGGTCGCAGGCGGAACAGAAATTGCCCGCTTGACTCTAGCCGGCTTTGGGATTGGGGCGGCACCATCCTACCCGCTTGACGTTGTCGGCGAAGTGCTCGGACCCGTGGTCGCGAGGGTGAACAACCTCAGTGCCGATGCGAGCGCGATCAGCAAATTCCGCGGCCAAACCGGATCACCGAACAGTTTCTTCGATCTACTCATCCAGGACGGTGGCGGCTCGGCAACCGTCTATCTTCTGACAGGTTCGGCCGTAGGAGCAATCCGCAGCCAGGCTGCCGCCCATGTCTGGCAGGATCAGATAGGTACCACAGAATTCGGGCGCCTGACGGCAAACGGTCTATCCATTGGAGTGACGCCACCCCCGTGGAACAGCGCGGTCAACGCCCTTACGCTCACCAGCTATCTGGCCTTCACTGGGACGACCGGTAACATTACCTCGAACGCCTATCTCGCGACTGGTAATGTGTTCAAGTATATAGGCTCCGGCGCCGCAACCATGCTGCAGGTTGGCAGCGGCAAGATTGATATGTACGTCGCGCCCTCGGTCGGCAGCGGACCCAACCAGAGCTTGACATGGACCAGAGTATTCGTAGTCGATGACAAGGGTAATGCGGGATTCGGCGCCAACACTAGCGCGACCCGCACACTCTCTGTCTCGAAGAACATCACGGGCGGATCAACGATCCATGGAATTGCCTCAGAAGGCGAGATCCAGACGGATGTCACGAACAGCGCTTATCTGTTTTCAACTACCGCAAAAACGGCACCTTCAACGGCTATAGCCGGTAGTTTGGCCCATTATATGGCCACGCAGGGTACGTTTGGATCTGGTTCGACGGTTCTCGCGCAATATGGTTTTTACGCTGCATCTTCGCTAACCGGCGCGAGCTACAATTACGGATTTCGCAGCGACATCGCAGCAGGTAGCCAGAAATATAATTTCTACGCCAACGGCACTGCAATGAACGTCTTCAGGGGCAACACGCGGATCGGCGGTGGTGCCGACCCCGCGAATACCCTCGATATCACCGGGTCGCTCGGACGCGGCACCCCTGTTGCAAAGACTGCTGACTTCACCGTCGCGGCAACCGACAGCTGGCTAATCAACAACAAGTCGGGTTCGAGCTGCACCGTCACTCTGCCGACCGCTTCGAGCTTCACCGGCCGCGAGATCATGATCCAGAACTATCAGGCCCAGACGGTCGTCAGCGCCTCGGCCAACGTGGTCCCCATCGCCGGGGGCGCAGCCGGCACAGCCATCCTGGCGGCTGCGGCGGGTAAGTGGGCCGTCCTGGTCAGCGACGGTACCAACTGGCTCATCACACAGGCTGGTTGATTATTTTCACCATTATGTTGATTCCATATTGACCGGCAACGGGCGATTCGCTAATTCAACCATAAGTTGAAATTAAGGGGACGCCACAATGGATGATGGTCAGAAATTCGTTACCGATCATGCCGGGTTTGGGCCGCTGACTGTGCCAATTCCCCTGACGCTGATGGCATGCGAGATCCACCAGGATAACATCGAAGCCGGGTGGTGGAAGCAGGAATGGGTCAATGGTTATGGCGATGAGCCGGGCCGCTACCACACCCTGCCGCGGAATATCGGCGAACTGCTCTGCCTGGTCCATAGCGAGATCAGCGAAGCCTATGATGGTTGGATCGCCGGTAAGCAGGACGACAAGCTGCCGCACCGTCCTGCCCTGGAAGTCGAACTCGCCGACACCGTCATCCGGGTGCTCGATATCCTTGGATTTTATGACGTTAATGTCGACGCGCTGATCGCGATCCACCGGCAGGAACCACCTCGCGGCGGGGCATTCTGGTTCACGTTGATGCACAGCACCGTATCGAATGCGATGGAAGGGTTTCGGAAAGGGAAGCAGGAGGTCGGCTGTCTCAAGCTGGTATTGCTGCTGGCGACCATCATCGACTGCTCGATAGCGTTCGACCTCGACCTGTGGACCGCGGTAGCCGAGAAGCGGGCCTACAACGCCACGCGTGCCGACCACAAGCCGGAGAACCGCGCCAAAGCTGGCGGCAAGCAGTTTTAAGCCACGTTTCACCATATTGATGAAAGTACTGATACTATGAGCAGTTTCGCACGAACGCTGCAGCGCCGGTTCGCCAGGTCCGCGGAGGATTATGAACCTAAAGTGCAGCCCGTCCGCATGCTGAAGGACGGAGGCTACGAGACGCTGCGGCCAACAAGCGGGTGGTACAGGATATCGGGGCGCCGATTACTCGCCCAGCGAAAGCTCGCCGTGCTCCGTCAGATAATTGACCTGAAGATGGGCAGGATCGGCTGATGCCAGTCAGGGTCAGCACGATGAGCCAGTGGCTATTAGCGGCTATCACTGGTGGATTGCTTAGCGGCATCGTGACCGACTGGGAATCGAGCTCGATAGGCTTCTTCATCGGAATCGTGTGGACATCGGCCATAGCCTATCTTGGGAGCAAGATCCCGTGATCCCCAAGATCTTAATGGTCCTGTTGCTCGTCGGCCACGCGGTCGGGACACTGCAGCTCGCGATCCGCTCACGCCAACGTTACCGGGGAATGGAGAAGCTCATGACGCCGGCCCAGGTTTTCTACCTGCGTTACGGCTACATCTGGGCCCTGCTGCCGGTGACCGAGGGGATCATCCTGTTCATCGGAGGCTATTTCTCATGAAGGCGTCGACCGTTGCCGCGCTGCTGAGCGCCGATTTTGACGGGATCATCCATCCACCGCTGCCTCAGTTTCCGACGCCAGATGGCAACGGTGACGCCGAAGCTCCTCGCCTATGGCGCTCGGCCGACCTCAACCGGTTGCACGAACTCGAACTCGCCGTGCCTTACCGGCGCCGTGAGGATCATCTGTGGCTCTACCGCCTGACCGAGAAGGGTTGGGAGATGGCCGTCAAAACGGCCGCTGTGATTGCCACTGTAGAGAAGGAATTGGCCGCATGAACACCGTCTATCTGGCCGGGCCGATATCCGGGCTTTCGTATGCCGGCGCCACGGACTGGCGAGACACTGCGATCAACAGCCTCGCTGCTTCCGGCATAAAGGGCCTCTCGCCGATGCGGGCCAAGGAATATCTCCGTCACGTTGAGAGCGATGTCGGATTTTCTTCGACGTGCGAGGAATATGGTCACCTCTCGCCGCTGTCCGGGCCGCGCGGGATCATGACGCGCGACCGGTTCGACGCGACGCGCTGTGACGTGCTGCTGGTGAATCTCCTCGGCGCGGCGCGGCCGTCGATAGGTACTATTATGGAAATTGCCTGGGCAGACCTCTCCCGGACTCCGATTGTCGTCGCGATGGAACCAGGCAACCCGCACGAGCATGCCATGGTCAACGAGGCGATCGGTTTCCGTTGCGGATCGCTCGATGAGGCGCTGGACGTCGTCAAGGCGATTTTGGGGTGAGCCCGGCGCCGCGTCCTGCCGAAGATGCCGTTTGCTCGATTTGCGACGGTGGCCCCGGCAACGAATGCGCCTGCTCCTGCGGCCAGCGGATGTGGGACAGGGTTGAGTGCTGCCACCAAACGGTGCTGTCGCGCTGCCCAGGCTGCCCTCATGCTGAGTCAGCAGCGCGTCCCAAGACGATAATGTTCGAGCAAGGCGCAAGCGCTCGGATTGCCGGAAAGCAGAAATCCGAAAACCCATATACCACCTACTATAACCGGCGAGATTGGGACGATGGCTGGGATTCAGTCACGCCGTCCAACGGGTCTGGCGACTTCGCGTTCGGCAGCGCTGTCTGGCCCGGCATCTCAAAGGTTGTCGAGGAATGCGCTGAGGTCATCCAGGTCGCTGGCAAGCTCATGCAGCGTGGCGGCCGAACCGATCATTGGTCGGGCGATCTGCTCAAGATGATGATCGAGGAGCTGGGTGACTGTCAGGCTGCGATCGACATGCTGATAGAGCTCAACGACCGGGTTGATGCTGCAGCCGTGGAAGAGCGCCGCCGCGACAAGCGGCGCACGTTCCGCCGCTGGCACCAGGAAAACATGGGGAACCCCGCATCATGACCGTGCACGTAGTCGGCCTCCTCTTTGACGATAACATCACCAAGATCGCTCTCCGCCAGGTCGACGGGAAGCTCGACGGCGTGCGCGGCGTTGTGCGGCCCGGCGAAACATCAATGGAGGCGATCGACCGGGCCTGCGACGAGGCGATTGAACTCACCTTCAACCAATGGACTCAGATCGCCGTCCTCCGGTTACCGGATGCGATCATCCACTACTTCGCGGTGTTCGCGGTAGAGATCACTTTAGCCGAGAATGTGGAGTTCTATGACATGCCGGGGGCCGCGCAGCGGAGCGACCTCGGCGATCGGCTGCCGCTGATGATTTCGATCGCTACCGACCCGGCGATCCAGAAACCCGTCATGTTCAACCAAGGGGGAAGCGATGACGAGTAGGGCGCTCATCGCTGCGGCGGTGCTGCTGCTCAGCGCGTGCGATCCGGGACCCACGATCGAGCTTTCGGTGAATGCGTGGCGCTGCACGGCACAGCGCACGGAGAAGTATCTGCGACCCCAGCCAACTGGGAAGACGGTGATCATGATCCCGGATGTGCGAACCGTCTGCAGCCAATGGAGCAAGATGTGAGCGACAGTAAAATCGAGGTTCTCGACCACGGCTTCGTGCGCCTGGTCGACTCCATGGGTTCCGATCTATCGGTCGTCCGCGCGGCCCGCATCTCCTATGATGCGGCGTGGCGGGCAGGAGAAGACACGGGCTCCGATCGCCGGCTGATCAACTACCTCTGGAAGAACCACCACACGACCCCGTTCGAGGCGGTGACGTTCACCTTCGAGGTCAAGGCGCCGATCTTCGTGTTCCGCCAATGGCATCGCCACCGCACCTGGAGTTTTAACGAACTGAGCGCCCGGTATCGCGAGCTGCCCGAGGAATTCTATGTGCCGGTGCCAGAGATGATCGGGGTGCAGTCGGCGGCGTCGAAGCAGGCTCGCGTCGCGGTGGAGATGGACGATCGGGAGTACCGCGATCGAGCCTATCAGGTCGAACTGTTCAGGGCTCATTGTACGGGCGCGTTCGAGCGATACCGAGGTCTCCTTCATGCAGGCTGGCCCCGCGAGCTCGCGCGATCGGTGCTGCCGGTCAGCACCTACAGCCACATGTTCGCGACGGTTGATCTGCTGAACCTGCTCAAGTTCCTGACGCTGCGCTGTCACGAGCACGCCCAGCACGAGATCCGAGTTTACGCGGAGGCTATGCTGGATCTCGTCCGCGAAGTTGTTCCTGAATGTGTTGCTGCCTGGGAGTCGGGGCGATGACCAAGGAACAGGAACGCTTCGAAGCACTGGCGGATAAGCTCCTCAGTTTCGCTCGGAGTTCGGCATCCAAAGGCATCTCATCAGGGGTCAACCAAGTCGCTGCTGGACTGGCTTACCTTCATGCTCGCGGGGACATCATTCTACCGCCACCGGCAGCCCCGCCGCTCTTCCACTGGCTCGGCGCTGACGCCCCGACAGCATGAGAACGAGGCTCCTGCCAGAGATGTTATGGAAAATAGATCCCAAGGTCGAAGCCGCCCGCAAGCTGCCTGGTTGGGGTCCCTTCCACTATGCCTGTCAGCAGGAGCGCTTCTACTTCGATCACTGCGAAAAGCAGGGGCGCGAGTACAAGGTGCTCTGTTACTCAGTCGACGCACATTGGCACATCGTCCCGCTCGTCGAGGGTCGCGGGTCGGCTGTCCTCGACGCCTATCGCGACGCCCATGAGCGGTGCGGGCGGGCAACCACGGAAACTACGGCCGCGCTCGATACTCTGATCGCCGGGCCGCCGGCCGATGATTTCATGGAGATGCTGGGATGAACGTGCTCACAGGCTGTTCTGTCGATGGGTGCCACAAACCGCTGAAAGCACTAGGGTTATGCCGTTCCCATTATTTGCGGAACTGGCGCCACGGGGCACCGGAAGCAGGTGGACAAAGTAGAGGTTTCGCGACCGAGTTCATCCGCAGCCACATCAACTATAAGGGTGATGATTGCATCCTTTGGCCGTTTGCTCGGACGCCGACCGGATACGGAGTGGTTAGATATCCTGGATTACATGGCAACAACGCACATCGCGTGATGTGCATTCTCGCCCGCGGTGAGCCACCTTCGCCGGAGCTTGAGGCAGCCCATGAATGCGGGAACGGGCATCTCGGGTGCGTAAACCCAAAGCATCTGAAATGGAAAGAAAGGATCGATAATATCCGGGACAAAGCAGTACACGGAACACAACTTTGGGGTGATCTTATCCATTTTTCTAAGTTGACCCTAGAGCAAGCGCAGCGAGTAAAGTTCGGATCTGATCGTGGTACTGATCTTGCTAAAGAATTGTCAGTAACACCTGCAACAATTTACCGCATTAGGTCGGGGCATACTTGGAAAGGACTTATGCTATGACGGCGATCATGGTCGATCTGGAAACGTGGGGTAAAATCCCCGGCTCCGATATTCGCAGTATCGGCGCGGTCGTGTTCGACCCGGTCTCCGGGACTCTGAGCGACGAATTCTACGTGGCGGTGGATAATCCGGTTCGATCCGACGCGCGGCCTATATTCTCCGATCCCGGCGATCCAAACGCTGATCGGCGATACCTGCTGTTCCGCGACCCGGACACCGTTGCATGGTGGGCCGACCAGAGTCCCGAGGCGCAAGGGGCGTTCGATAACCCCGTCGATCTAAGGAAAGGTCTGCAGCTTTTCGCGAACTGGTGGACGAAACAGCACGACGGTGAGGGTTACTCGCGCTTCTGGGCGAAAGGCCCCCATTTCGACGAAGCGATATTGGCAGCCTGCTATCGGGCTGTCGATTTACCAGCTCCCTGGTCGTACCGCGCCCCACGGGACTGCCGCACGATCTATGAGGCGGCCGGTGGCGTCGAAATTCCTTTCGAGGGCACCCAACACAACGCTCTCGATGATGCCAAGCATCAGGCGCGGTGCGTGATCGAGGCATATCGGAAACTGCGTAAGCATGTAACCATGACGATCGACTGCAACACGGCGCCATATCGGGAATTGATCGCCGAACTCGTCGCTGCGCGGAGATACACCGATCAGCGCGTAACAGGACTGCTCGAAGCCAATAACCGCGAAGTCGAGCGACGGCGGACCGCCACTGGCCTGCTCCGGAAGGCTGGCGATTATATAGCTGACATCACGGGCGCCAGAGATCGCCCAGGTTCAGACAGCGCCGAAATTTGCGACGCCATCGACGAGTTCCTGGGATGAGCGATTATCGCGAATTGATGGCCCTGTACCACACCCGATGACTGCAGCCTCAACCACTAGCAACGGATGCGAAACATATGACAATTGCCATAGGAATTAGCGGTTTCGCCAAAGCGGGCAAGACCACCGTCGCCGAGTATATCGAGCGCCGCTACGGGGTGAAACGCCTCCATGTTGCCGAGCCGCTGCGCGATATGTTGCGCGTGCTGCTGCGCGCCAACGGTGTCGCCGAAGACATGATCGAGCGCTACCTTACCGGCGACCTTAAGGACGGCGTCGTTATCCCTGAGATCGGTCGCACGTCGCGCGAGCTGCAGATCACCCTCGGCACCGAATGGGGTAGAGAATGTGTGCATCCCAATCTCTGGGCGAAAACATGGTCGCGCTGTGCCTCACCGTTCTTCGCGGTAATGAATGACAGCGTTCGCTTCCCCAATGAGGAAGATGTTATCCGCGGCGAGCTCGGTGGCCTGACCATACTCGTCGAGCGCTTCGATACCCACCCCGTCTCCTATAAATGGGGCGCGGTTGGCCGCTGGCTCTACAACGTCTTCGGTTGCATGTGGGGTGTCCACGACAGCGAACGGACCGACCGGCTGAATCCGGACTTCATTTTGCGCAACAACGGTTCGCTTGAGGAGCTGTTCGAGCGCGTCGATGAAATCATCCAGGTCGAATTCGATATCGACCCCGTCGAGGTCGTTGCCGCGGCCTAACTTTCACCATATAGGTGAATTTCCATCCCATAAACCGGGAGACACCCGAGTCATGCCTTCTGCTACCCTGCCGACTGATTACCAGAGTTTCATTGCTTCCAGCCGCTATGCGCGGTTCTTGGAGTCGGAGGGGCGGCGCGAGCATTGGGACGAGACAATTGCCCGCTACTTCGATTATTTCGAAGACGACCTCAACCGGCGCCACAGCTACAAGGTGCCCGCGACGCTGCGCTCGGAGCTTCAGGATGCGGTGCTGAACCTTCACGTCATGCCGTCGATGCGCGCGCTGATGACCGCCGGCGAGGCGCTGCGGCGTGAGAATATAGCGGGTTACAATTGCAGCTATCTGCCGATCGACCGGCCGCGCGCCTTCGCCGAGATACTGTATATCCTGATGTGCGGCACCGGTGTCGGCTTCTCAGTCGAGCGCCAGGAGATCGCCAAGCTGCCGGCCGTGCCCGATTCATTCAGCCCGTCGGCATTGGAGATCGTCGTTGGTGACAGCAAGATGGGCTGGGCCATCGCATTCGATAGCTTGCTTGAATGCCTCTACGGCGGCACCATCCCGGACATCAATTATGACGCGATCCGCCCGGCCGGCGAGCGACTGATGACCTTCGGCGGCCGGGCGTCTGGGCCGGAGCCGCTGCGCGAACTGTTCGAGTTTGTGATCCGCTCCTTCCGTAATGCTGCGGGTCGCAAGCTAAACAGCCTCGAATGCCACGAGATTGCGACGAAAACCGGCGAGATCGTCGTCGTCGGCGGCGTGCGCCGCTCGGCCGAAATCAGCCTGTCCAACCTCTCGGACCTACGGATGCGCGACGCCAAGTCGGGTAATTGGTTCCTGGATAAGCCCCACTTGGCGCTCAGCAACAACAGCGTCGCCTATACTGAGAAGCCGGACGTTGGCGCGTTCATGGACGAATGGTCAGCGCTCTATCGCAGCCGATCGGGCGAACGGGGGATCTTCAACCGCCACGGTAGCGTTCAGAAGATGCTGCGCCTGGGTCGCCGGGACCATCGTTACGACTTCGGAACGAATCCATGCGGTGAGATTCTCTTACGTCCCCGCGGCCTCTGCAACCTCTCCGAAGCGGTCGCTCGGCTCGGCGACGGAGCGTCCGAGCTCAAGGAAAAGGTCCGGCTCGCGGCGATCCTCGGCACCTGGCAATCGACGCAGACCAGCTTCAATTTCGTCGAGCCAAGCTGGAAGGTGAACGCTGATGAGGAACGGCTGCTGGGTGTCTCGCTGACTGGCATCTACGATAATCGCTGGCTGCGCGGCGAGATGGGTATGGACACGCTGGAATCGCTGCTGCGGACGTTGAAATCCAAGGTTATCACCAGCAATCGGCTCGAAGCGCATGCGATCGGTATCAACCCGTCTGTCGCGACGACAACGGTGAAGCCGTCTGGCACCGTTTCGCAGCTCGTGAACAGCAGTTCAGGCATTCACCAAGGGCACGCCGAATATTACATCCGGCGCGTCCGCGGCGACAATAAGGACCCGATCACCCAGTTCATGAAGGATGCCGGTATCCCAGGCGAGCCTGATGTCAGCAAGCCCGACGCGATGACGGTGTTCAGTTTCCCGATGTGCGCGCGCGGTACCGTCACCCGAGACCAAGTCACTGCGGTCGACCATCTCGAACTGGTCCGGACTTACAACACCCATTGGTCCGAGCATGCGGTCTCCTGCACGATCAGCGTGCGCGAGCATGAGTGGCCTGCAGTCGGTGGCTGGGTTTATGACCATTTCGACGACCTGGCCGGTCTGTCGTTCCTGCCTCATTTTGCCGACGACAGCAGCTACGCCCAGATGCCGTTCGAAGCGATCACCAAGGAGCGCTATGGCGAGCTCTGCGCCGCCATGCCCATCTCGATCGACTGGGCGGATCTGGCACACTACGAGCGCGGCATCGACTCTGTTACCGCCACCAGGGAATTCGCGTGCGTGGGCAACAGCTGCGAAATCGTGGACGCACAGTCTCCGCTTGCGTGACCACTCTTTCAACTTTATGGTGATATTCAATAAACGGAGCGAGTCGATATGAGCGGCATTGGTCATAATTCTGGCGAAGATCCCCTGGACGACAAGGGCAGCATCGCATCGCAGGAGCTTCGGCTGTTTGTCGAGCGCGTCGAGCGGCTTGAGGAGGAAAAGAAAGGGATCGTCGATGACATCAAAGAGGTGATGTCAGAGATGAAGGGACGTGGCTACGACACGAAGATGGTCCGAAAACTTATCGCCATACGGAAGAAGAAGAAGGGTGAATATGAGGAAGAGCAGATGGTGCTCGATACCTACTTAGCCGCGCTCGGGATGATCTGATTTGTCTGACGCCGCCCTCTCCCATCTGCTGCGCGACGCCGCACCCGACAATCTGCGCATCCATATCTGGACCCGCGCCGGCGGCGGCTACCAGATCAATGTCAGCGAGCGCGGCAGCGGCTCCTGGACGGTAGTTCACGATGATGATCCGGCTCTGGGTCTTGCGGTCGCGCTGCGACAGCGGGGGAGCGGATCACCGGGCCGCAGGATTGCCCACAGCAGCGAGCCGACGTTCGATGCCCCGGATGTGCAGATTGACATTGAGGAGGCGATCGCGACCGCGGTGGACCCGTTCGAGGATATGCTTGGATGAGCAGCCCGTTCGCCGATTTGCCGGCCAACCACTTCGGCATGATAGAGGCCGATCCGGCCTGGGCCTGGACGAGTTACGCGGGGAAGGCTTCGGCGCCACACCGCACGGCTGACGCTCCCTACCCCGTGATGTCGCTCGACGAGATGAAGGCCCTCCCCGTGGCCGACCTCGCAGCTAAAGATTGTCTGCTGAATATGTGGGTGATCGGCAGTCACCTCGACCAGGCGATTGAGCTCGGCCGGCACTGGGGATTCCTATTCAAGAGCGATGGCTTCATCTGGGTTAAAACTGGCAAGCACGATGCGACCCTGCGACCGATCGGCATGGGCAAGTGGGTGCGAAAGCAGGTCGAGTATAGCTTGATCTTCAGCCGCGGGAAGCCGAGCCGGACTGATGCCGGGGTTCGCCAGCTTATCGAGACGGGCGAAAATGTGATCTATGCGCCGAAGCGCGAGCACAGCCGCAAACCCGAAGAGCGCTACGAGAGAATCGAGCGCCTAGTGTCCGGGCCCTACGTCGAATTATTCGCTAGGGAAACCAGGCGCGGATGGTCCTGCTGGGGAAACGAGACATCGAAATTCGACGATCCCTTCGAGCGCATGCTGGGATGATAGGTTTTTTCCTATTACGGGTTGCATTGTAGGAACAGATAGGGAACTTTAGACGGCGAAATGTTCGATTCGCGTAAACCAGAAGAGCGCAGGCGCGATAAATCGTCTCCGCAACAATCCCTAGAGGGAGGGCATCGGCCTCTACGAAACCGGCCGAAAAATAAGACGAAAGTCGAACAGTGCGGCGCAGCATTTCAACTCACCTTAGTATTTTCAACTTGAGTGAGTCCACTTTTCTGCCTATTCAACCGGAACCTATTCACGGGGAGAGTGTTATGAACGATTCACTTACCGCCAATCCGCCATCGAATCCGCAAGTAGCGGATCTGAGCTTCGTTACGTTCCGGAACGGCAAATGTGACATGTGGACACCTGAGCGCCCCGCCGATCGCGCCCAAGCGATTGAGATGGGTAAGGATTATGCCAGGGAAATGCTGGTGATGATCAGGGAGACCGACAATCCGCTCATTTTTGGAGCGGTCATCCGCACGATGACGAGCAACGGATTATGGGGCCCAGTCGAGATGGGGTTCTGCTCGGTCCTCGGCATCGAGTTGCTGGGCGCCTTCAGCTTGTGAAGCCACGTTGAAGGGCGGCTCAGGCCGCCCGGTTTCACGAGATCATTGCGATGTCACATCGTGTTCGCTGGATTTCACCATAATCGCGGTGATAGGTGATTACATTCATGTCACGGCCAGAGCGATACCCTTGCCCAGCGTGCCAGGCATCTTTCGCAGCCAGAGTGCGAAAGGTCTCGACGATGACGCCGGGATGCTCTTTCGCCGACCAATGGTGGATGTGACCGCATAGCCAATAGCGGTGAACAGTTTCACCCCAATCAACCGCTCGATCCGTGGCCATGAGCAAAGGGAGCTCGCCAGATTTGCAAGCGTGCCCATGGTGGCTCCCGATCAGGACTCGGCCAAAGCGCATATATTTGTAGAGCGACGGTGACATATCCACGATCACGCGAGGCTGGTCGTTAAACCACGCATTGAGCGCTATGGCGAGAAGCTGGGAGATGTGGGGATCATGGTTGCCAGGCATCATCCACGCGTGGACCCGATCGTGCTTTTCCAGTAGCCGCCGCACACAGTAGACGATCGCCCGAAGCCCGACCTGGGCAATCTTACCAAAGCGACTGTCAACATCGAGTTTGTTGCCGTGACCTGGTGTTTCGTTGCGCGAGTCGTCGGCATGGAAGAAATCGCCAAGGTTGAGCAGCAACGCGGTCTTTGCGGCCGGCGCGGCCGATACGAGGCGATCAATAGCCGTACAGGTTATCCGCTCGGCTTCCTTGAGATCGAAATCATCACCGGTTTCGGCCGCCCAGCTATGCAGCCCGAAATGCGGATCTCCCATCGGGTACACCGCTAGGAGGTCTTCGTCAGTGGTCGCTGGGGGAGGCGTAAGCGGTGCCAGTCCTCGGACACCCTCTGTCGTCAGCCAGTCGACGAACTCGGCGATGATCTGCTGCTGCCAGTCATTGTCGCGTACCGACTTGACCCACTGCCCGCGGGCAACCCCGTCGCTATCGTAATAGGTGCTGACTCCCTTGACTGTGAAGCCGTCGGGGACGGTCTTCTTCATGTCATGTTCGGGACTGTGACCCTGCAGAGCAGCCTTCTTCCTGACGGCCGCGATGGATCGACCAACAGCACTCGGATGGACACCAAACCGCGCGGCCACGGCCTTGGCGCTACCTAGCTCAATGAGCGCATCGATATATTCAGCCTGACGTGGCGCCGCCCAGCGTTTGAGCTCGGCGTCGATTTTCAGTGCGACCATGGTGACGGTCTCCTATTTGGAGAGATCGTCGTCCTGATGCTGGCGGGATGTGATCCTGCGATAGAGGACGATCGAGGAATCAATGATCCGGATGATCATCCAGATCACGGTTAGAATGGTCGCAAGCTGCGGTAGCACGTCCAGAAACACGGCGAGCAGCGTACCTACCGCGGCGAAATCGGTGGACAGCTTGAGCGTTTCGGCATGTTCCTGGACATATTGTATCACCACGCTGGCGCCATCCTTCACTTTTCAGCGCGCGGGCAGCCCGCGACGACGGTTTCAAGGTCATTGAGCCGCGTAACGCGTAGGGGTCGCCCGGCTGCGAAAAGCTGGTAGCGTTCAGCGGCACTTGGCGCGCTGCGCAGAGCCTCGTCGCTATCTGGATAGATCGGAGCCGGTCCCAGGTAGGCCGGTACGCACGGGCTGGAAACCGGAACCGGGCGATCGACCGTAACAATGCGTTCGGGCGGCCTAGCCTGATCATGAGCGCACCCGGTGAGAAAAAGCGCGAACCCGCAGGCAAAGACCGGCATCCAGATCATCGATAGGCGACGGATCATTTCAGGCTCTCCAGAACACGGGCGTCGATATCGCGGATCTGCGCTTCGAGCGTGTCACCCGTTGGCTTCGTCGCGAGGATAGACCCGGATGAACGGCGTGCCCGCTCACGATCGCGCTCGGCCGCTGCAAGCCGGTTGCTGGTTTCTGCCAGGCGCGCGGCATCGGTAGCTGCCTTGGCATCGAGTTCGGCTCGTGTGCGGGCGAGCGCGATCCGAAGCGTGGCGACATTGGTGTCTGACTGGGCGAGCTGGACCACCAGGCCGGTGTCGCGGTTGTTGATGCGATCGTCGAGGGCGCGGTTCTGCCGCTTGACCTGACCGAGATCGATCCGGGTCGTGATCAGGAGGAAGCCCAAAATTAGGGTTCCGGCCACTCCCGCGACGCCGGCGATCTTGAAGCCGAGACTTCCGAGCAGACGGGCTACAGCTGTAGTGATCATAGTGGAAACTCCGGTAGATCGACCGTCTGGCCCGCGAGCGCATGCGTGCTGTCGCCGCAAAACTCGATCCGTCCGCCCCGCACGAAGCTGTGGCACCGCTTCGTCAGGCCGGGCCAAGTGACAAGGATCGACGGCGAAAAGGTCGGGGCGGCTGCGTTGCCGTCATATTCCCATCGTGGCCCTCTGGCTGGGTCGGCAACGCCGACGCCGTGGGGCTTGTCACAACCTGGGCAGTGGAACCACATTTCCCCCTCATGCTCGCGCAGGAGTGGTGACGGTTTCGCCATATCAGCGAACGCCGTCATGCCTCGTTCTCCGATATCGCGCCGCTGCGCTTCAGTCGAAACGGGCGCACGGACGCCGGTGGTGTATGATATTCGGGGCGGCGGATGGCGACGCAGCGCCTCTTGGCGATCCAGGTGAAGCTGACGGCATCACCCTGGTTGAAGCCGAGGACACGGTAATAGTCGCTGTCCTCGCCGATATAGAAGCCGACATGACCAGAGCGGGTAGTCGCGCCAGGTTGAGTTCGATCGAAGACCAGCACGTCACCGAGGGAAGCCAATAAGGCGTTCGCAAATATTAGCGGCAGATCGACCATTAAGCCTTGTCGCAGCGCGACAGGCGTGCCGAACTTCGCCCAGTTGAGGGCATAGAGCGGGCCTTCGGGAATCCGCTTTCCCGCACGGAGGCAGCTGATGGAAACGCCGAGGCCACACCACGGAATCGAGTCAGCGGTGTATTTCCAACCAATTCGCTGCTCGCCGAGTTCGGCGGCCCATTCCATGATGACCGGGTTGTTATCCGACCCGACCTTTTCCTTGACGCCATATAGCTTGAGGGCCTCGTCGATGACGCGCGGCAACGGGGTCTGATGAAGCACCCAGGCGTCAGCGAGCGGTACGGCCGCATAGCCAGTCGTCATTCCGACGCTCCAGTTTTGCTGTCGGCATCGATTTCAAGGCCCGTGCCGGCCGGGCCGCTGGCCTTGACCCTCACCGCGGCGAGGGTAACGATGATCACCGCGATCAGAGACAGAACGATCAGCAGAGACCAACCGATATAGTCTAGCCGCCGGGCGGCGAGTTCGATCGGCCAGTCGCCCTGCCATACGATCATGACGAGGGCGACCGCGGCCGCTGTGAGGACAGGTCCGCCACCGATCAGCGCCCACAGCCGCAGAGGCGCGAGCCTAGTCAGAGGGTTCAGATGGCGGACCAGCCACTCCATTCCGGATTACTTCGCCACCCGGACGCGCAGGGTGCCGGAGGCGAGATCTAGGGTGCCACCGCTCTCGTTCTGGAAGCGCACCGCTACGGTATTGGCGGCCGACACATAGGCGCTGAGCGTAATCCCCTGAAGGTCCAGGCTGAACGAAACACCGGTGACGAAATCACCCAGCGCCGCGCCGGTTACGGTTACCGTGGTGGTCGTGCCCGCCCCGTCGGCAAGACTGGGGGGATCATAAGTGGCGCTGCCGGCGATACCGTCGAGGATCGCCATCGCCGCTTTGTACGACCGCTTGAACTGGGTATCGCCGAGCGTATCGAGCGGGAGGCTGCGGACCGGAGTCTTCTTTGCCATCGTTGACTGTTCCTTCGTTGCGGCTAAGACTTGGGTTGAATATCACTATTATAGTGAAATTACAATCAGCCCTATTGGACGGCCTTCAAGGTGATCCGCAGCCTGGCAATTGTGCCGTCGGTCGTTCCCGGAGCTATCAGGCTCAATAGATCGCCGGCGGCAAAGGAGAGCGATCCACCAGTGGTGGTGAATGTCGCGACGCCACCAGTCGAAATGCTGATGCTACCGACGCTCGACCCATTCTTGCGGACATCGATCAGGAATGTCGACGCGGGATTGGTTCCTACAGAGGCTCGTGAGCCGGCTAAGTCGTCGGCAAAGACGGTGCTCTCGACGAACATCTGGTCGAGCAGGATCTGGGACGATGTCGGAGCGGGTACCGAGAAGCAGGAAAAACTCACGGAACGCGGAGGCGTTACCCAAGCGCTGCCATTCCATACGACCAGCAGATCCTCATCCTGCAGCCACGCGCGCAGCCCCTCGAATGCGGTGATATAGACCCATCCCCCGTTATCACGCGCCGCCACCTCGTTCGGATGGCTTCCGGCGCCCGATGGCACGATATAAAGATCACCGTTCGTCGGGCTTCCGGGTAGCGCGGTGACCCGCGACTTGACCGTCAGCTGGGGTAGAAGCGAAAGCCTCAACAGGTTGGCGTTCATGGATGCTGTCCATCCGTCCTCACCGCCCGAATAATCTCCAGTCAGCCCCATAGGCCCGGCCAAATTGCGCGCTGTCATTGCCGCCTCCGTTAGTAGATGAAGAAAAAGCCCCACGGGAAAGGCGGGAACTGATAGCCGGGGGCCGGCTGATATTCCGCTCCCGGTGGCGACGGATCGGGATCTCCTGGCGGCGGATCGTCGTTTGTGCCGCCCCAGTTGTCACCCCAGTTGTCGCCCCAACCATTCGGTCGAACCTTGACGCGGACCGTGTGCCCCTGAAGCGATTCGAGTCCGTCCCGCTTGGACGTGACACGGACATCGGCAACCGCCCTGTCCCCGAAGGATGCGATCGGGACGCTGAAGCTGGTACCCGTCAGTCCGTCATGGGTAGCAAGGGTGGTACCGTTGATATCGATCACGCGCACGGTCGTCGTCTGCCCAGGTTCCGGCGTCATCGAACCGTCGGTCCAGCCGAGTACCTGACTGTCCTCCATGGTTCGGTTCCTGATCGCCCAGGCGACTGGAACGAGCGTCGGATTGCTGGCCGAGATGTCGATCGTGCCGAAGGATGCGCCGGCGACAGCAACATTTGCTGGCCTGTTCGGCAGATAAGGGCGACCTGTGAGAACGACGCCGGAAAGTGGCGCCTCGTCGATCGACAGCGTCCCCTTCGAGGTGGTCGGGAGCATCTTGTAGACGACACTTTCCCCCGCGGAGTGGATGTTGTTGGTGTCGATGAAATTGGTGTTGACGGATAGGAACCAGCAGGGCGTCCCGGTGGGCCAGTCGCGTGGAACGGTATCGAGCACTCCGCGCTTAAGATTGAAGCCGTTGTCGTCGATCGACTGGATCAGCGCGATCTCTTGCCCACCTTCCGGTTGATTGCCGATGAAGATGAACGCCGCGCTCCGTGGGCCCAGACCGCCAGTTACCACGCCGAAGCTGAGGACCGTGCTCAGCGCGGCAGCCGGGAGCGGTTCGATAAGCTGCGCGTAGCCGAGCAGCGGTTTGACACCGGCGAGGTCACCGACAACTTCGCCGTTGGGCTGGGTCACCTGGCCTATCAACTGGTAGTCGACCGTGTCATCGATGTTCGAGCTGGCCAGCATTGCAGCGAAGACTTCGGGATAGTCGAGCGTGTCGGCTTCTGCCTGCGCGAGCGCGGCGGACATGAAAAATCCCGGCGCGGTGATCAACCGCACGAAGTCGAGCGGGCTCGGAGGCGTGGCCGGGTTGACCCATGCCGATGTCTCAGGGTCTTCGAACGCGGACGCGGGCAGCGAGAAGAGATCCTCGGTCGCGGATATCTTGATTACCGCGTCGCCTGGCTTTCCATAGTCAATCTGGGCAATGCGGAGGATCAGACCATCGATCCCATATTCTGGGTAAACCAGCTTGACGCAGCCGCCGGGTACAAAATTCCAGGCCGACCGGTTCACCTCTATCTCGAAGGCTGCAAGCGGCGACGAAGATAGTGCGAGGTCGCGTTGGGCGAGCCTGAGTGCCAGGTCGCGATTGCGTACCCCATAATAATTGCGCGAGTCCGAGATCGTCGCGCCCTGTATGACGATATTCGCCAGATTCTGCGCTGTGACCGTTTCCTCTTGCTCATTTTCAGGATTGGTCCATGTGACGACGATTTCGTTGACAGTCTCCCCCCAGGCTTTTCGATCGAAGCTGCTTACAGTGCAGTTATCTGGATCAAGCACCGGCAGGGCGTCGGCATCATAGTCGTTACGTATCAGCTTGAGCGTCATCAGCCCGTCACGCGGATTGATGAACAGCGTTGCCTGAATATGGTCGAGAACTTCGCTGACAAAGGTCTCGATCTCGCTTTGACGCGTCCACTGAAGCGACATGCCGAAACCTTCGGCTGCCAGCTGCTGCGCCGCCGATACGAATGCGCTGGTGTTGATCAGGCTCGGACTCATGCCCGCACCCCAGGCAGTGTTGACCAGGCATTCGTAGATGATTGCAGCGGGGTTGGCATCATCCCCAATCATGCGGAGCGAGGTACTCAGCACCTTCGGGCTTCGCTTCACCTTCATCCAAATGTCACGAAGATAGGGGTTGTTAGTACCCCACATGAAACCCTGGAACGTCGCGGGAAAATACAGACCCCACAGGATCGGCTCGCCCGTGCCCTGGATGCCGCTCGCGCCTCCGGAGAACCATACGGACGCGAGGCCGCGATAACCCGGTGCCGTATCCGGCGTGAGACCTACTTTGGACGCGAGATAAGCCGGAAGCTTCTGATTGCTGTCCCCAGGCAGATAATGAGCATAGCCTACGAGCCCGCCTTCCTTCTTCTGTCCGCCAAACAGATCTGGACGATTGATCGCAATGGCGCTCTCTGTCGACACCGAGCCTGACCAGGCTTCCTTTTCGCCGACATAGATGCCTTCTATCGAGTCCACCGGCCCATGGCAGATGCCGTAATGGATCGACATCCGGTAATCGGTGATCTCTATCTTGGCACTGCCGGACTTACCCACCGCGACGCTCCTCGGCCAGCTTCACAACCCGCTCGGCCAGTGCATCTCCGGTGGCGACGAGTTGATCAGCCTCGATGCCGTTTTCTAGGAAGTCCCGGAAATCGAGCCCGTGGGTAGCGAACCAGCCTCTGACTCCGCGGACGCAATGTCCGGCGCGCCGCATGTCGTCGATGCGGATGATCATGCCTTGATCTTGTAAGTCGACATCGACTTGTCACCGTACCATAGACAGTTCGGACTCTTGATCAGCATGCGACCGAACGGCACCGGTATTTCGCGCCCGGCCTCCGCTGTTGGCCCGTCCATCTCCTTTGCTGCCTCGGGCTTCGGAGCTTTCGGGCGCGGCATCAGCACATAGCTGACCACCAGGAGAGCAATCGCGATCAGGAAAGGTATCAGAAATGCCATCGGCGTTGAATATCACTTTTTTGTTGAAATCGGAAGTCGGTGTCGCTCGGATACGACGATAATATTCAATAGAACCGGTTTACGAAACCGATGGGATTCTCCAACGGTATCCACGGATCGCCACCGAAATTGTTGATGTTGTTGAATACAACCGAGCAGTCTCCCCCATTTATCCCTTTGTGATTGCAACCTAACGACACCTTCACATAATCACCAGCTTGCAGCTCGTGTGGGAGCCCGTCGAGCAGAATGTTTTGGCTTAGATGATATGCGCGCAAGATCGTCCGCAGTTCACTCCGGCCAGAGCGCGTGAATTCGAACAGCCCGCCGATGAACTTGATCGCTGACTGGCCGGAGCCATTCTCCCAGCCCGGCTCCATGGTGAGCTGCGCACCCGATATAGCGATAACCTGCCGCGTCCAGGTGAACTGATTGCGATCAGCACGGCACTGCGGTCCGTAAAGTGCATGGGGGCAACCATATTGATAACGCTGGCGGAGACCGGGGCGCCGCATCGATGTATTGATCGGCTCGCAAGCCAGCGATGCCTCGGACCCTTCGCGCGGCGCACTGACGACACGACCACTATATATGGCAAGAAACTCAGAGTCCGGGTCGCCATAGTGACCCTGGAAAATCGTCACCCCGACCACCTCCGACGGTGGAAAAACACGGAAGAGTTCCGCCACTTCACAATCGTGAGGTACGTTGATCTTGATCTGCGACTTGTCGAGCGATCCCGATGTAGATACCGAATCTCGGTCGATAGCCAGCGGCATGTACGAGATGCCATTGAAGGTGATGGGTTCCTCGGCGTCTGTGTAGGCGTAGACATCGGTGAACACCGTGAAACGGTACAACGTGTCCGGGGAGCCGAGCGAGCGGCTGTTCTCACGGCTGCCGAAGCTCATCCAACAATCTCCGGATAAATGACGTTCACGATCTGGTCGAGCGGGTCATAAAGATTGACTACCTCGATCCCGCCCGACTCAAGCACCCAGAGAGCAGCCCCGTCGTAGATCGACTGATCAAGATCCGGCTCATCGTCGGGCAACGTTTTCATCGACATCTGGATCTGGGTCACGCTGTCGGTGAGCCACTCGGTCGTCAGCAGATCGGATGCCATGCGCGTCACGGTCATCCAGGATATCCGCTTTACCTCGGACGGGGATATGTCGGACTGCCACGTCTGAGACAACTGGAGAACGGATTCCCCATCATCTCCCGTCATGCCCGTCACGGTGCGCAGAATCTGGGCACCTCCAAAAAGCGTGAGCGAAATCGAACGGTGGACGGGATCGTTCAGAAAATTGTCTGCAACATCGGTACCGCGGATTCGCAGGGTGTTGTTACCGGCAATGGCCGGGGCGGCCATCAAAAGATCCTCCTGGCCGCTCGGCAGATAAAATTCGCCCTGGCGGCCACGCATCCGCTCGAAGAAGCGGCGGACACCATCTGTCTCATCGCGCCCGATCCCGACGAATGTGGCTCGCCTCGTTTCCGATCCGAACGCTACAGGGCGATAGGTATTGACAACTCCATAGCCGTAGTCGACCTCCTCCACGGGCCAGTCGAAATTGTTGTCTACCCCCCTTGCCCAATTGGGGTTAAACGGGAATACCTCCCGCCCATTGTGGACGAGCAACCCCGGATCACCCCCATCATATGGTTCAGAGCCGGGTTCAACCCTGAACCCGATCGTCACGGCAGCGACATTGTCGGTGAGGTTCTTGGCCGAGATGCTGTCATCCAGTCGCCCAGTGAGACCTGGTCGCACTCGCGCACCCTTGGGCCAGGACTGCGTGCTGCCGCTGACGAGCGAAATCTGCGAACCATTGATCCCCTTGATCGTCGCCGCTTCCATTCGGTCGGCAGCGTCTATGACAATGGTGGCCCCGATCGTCATCCAAGCAGGAGGTGCGCTGTTCAACGTCAGGCTTTCCGCGCCCGGTGCTGTTGTTGAGGCTATGGTCACCGAACGGGTCGGATCGCCCAGGGTCATGTCGCGATTCTGCGCGGTCTTCAGCAGTCGCGTAAAGGAGCGAAATCGTTCACGATCGACCGTCACGGAGAATTCAAACCGCTTACGTCCGCTTCGCCGAAGCGCGCGGCGCTGCTCACGCCCGGATCTGGTGGTGATGATGTCGGTACGGAACTCCAGATCCACATCGACCGACTTGCTCCAGTTTGGAGCGAAATCGAACAGGACTGCGCGCTTGCCAGTCACTGTGAGATATGATGGTAATAAACTGCTACCGAAGTTGAATTGAAAGCGGCCGTTGATATTATACGGTCCGTCCGAGCCAACATTCACGGTGAAGCCGAGTGTCCCGAGGGCACGGATATCCAGACCGTTGTTGAGCCCGGAGATCGTTACTCCACTCTCGCCGAGCGATTGCGTCTCCGTCAGGACGACTGGGTTCGGCCACGCGTTCCATAGCGTCGCCGTTCGAGTGGCTGCGTTGGGAATCGCGCCGATGTCCAGCATGTTGGGAAGGAGGTGGATTCTGTAATACCAGTCGCTCCTGAAGCTCCGCTGACGACCACCCGGAACGAGGATCTCTGGTGCCAGAGCAGGTGATGAGCCGGTAATAGTGCCACCCCGCATCACGACGGTAGGTAACACGGCACGTGGGATCGAAGGCCGCTGGCGGACAAAACCCGATGTCGACCAGCTTTGGTCATCGTCCCAGCTTTCGCTATCGTTCCATAATTCTGTCGTCTCCTGGTCACCCTGACAATTCAAAGTGAGTCCGATAAGCCCGACGGCCGCCAGGGGGGCCGGTCGCTGACCGAAGCGATCGCCTGTGATCGCTGCCAAATAATCCTGCTGCTCAGATCCATCGAAGCTGGCCGCGAGATTGGTTACTGCAAAGGCCCCAAGATCCTCGGCGCCCTCGCTACCGCTGAAGCTCGCGACAGCTGCCGGTATAGCAGCCGCACTCAGATCATCACTGTCCTCGACGGCCGCCATCAAGGCCGGGCGATAATGAACGGCGGTAGCAGATGCCACCAAGCCATCGCTACCCTCGGCTGCCGTGAAACCTGCCGCCGCGACTGGGCCTATGACTGTGGTGAGAGTTTCGCGCCCTTCATTGGCATGGAGGACGGGTTCGGCAACATCGACGGTCGTGACGACGATGACGATTTGTCCATGGGAGCCAAAGCCAGACCCTGCCGAACCGGTGTTTTCACCGAAGCCGCCACCTCCCGCGCCCCAGCCGCGGTTGGTAACCGACAGGTCACCGCCGCCATGGCCACCGGTGAAACCAAGTTTGGCCCCGCCGCCGCCCGAGCCCGGACCGCCCGTGCGCCCATCGGACGAGCGCACGAACATCGCCATAAGGGCGCCAGAACCGCCATCGCCGGAGTTACTGCCGATGCCGCCCGCTGGTCCACCTGGGAGCGATCCACCGTTCGTACCGCTACTACTGGTGGGGGAGGTTGAGGAGCCGCCAGGGCCCGTCAGCGTCGCGGCAGCACCGCCACCCGATCCTCCGCCGCCGGGCCCGACGCTTCCCGAATTACCGCCGCTATTGGCTCCGCTCAGGCCGGTAGCGGTACCACCTTGCCCTCCGACAAGCGCCTCCGGCCCCCACTGCCCAGAATTGGCTCGGAGAATATCACCCGTGTTAGTGGCGTTGCGCAGAAAAGTCTGCCCGCCTTCGCTGACGAAACTCGCGACACCGCAATTATAGACAGTACCCGCCGAGGTCGTAACGCCAAGCGCCCATCCGAGACCGCCGCCTCCGCCGCCGCGTTTCCCGCCGAATCCGCCCGCACCCCAACCATAGGCGTCGAACGACACCGCGCCCGTGGGCATGGTGATCAAGGTCGTCCCAGGCGGATAGTAGAATGTGAGCTTGGCCACCGCGTGGCTCCAGTTTTAGTTGGCGGCGGTGAAATCGAAGGCGGAGACCGTCACCTGCTGGGTGGTGGCGATATTGGTGTTGGTCATAGTCATGCTCTCCGGGCCGGCGTAGGCCCACACGACCGTGCCATCGGTGATACCGGTGCCGGTACCGCTCGGGCCGCCCGACGATGCCGACGTGCCTGGTGTCGTGCAGCGAAACACGAGGCCGTTGATGTGACATTGCTGACCAGAGGCCCAAGCCGTGTTCGGCACCCATGGCTGCGATACTAGCCCCTGAAAGTGGCAAGTTGTCCCTGAACTGTCCATCAACTCCCACTGGGTCGCATAACCGCTGGCGTCGGCGGAAGGATCTTCCCAGGTGCCCGTTTTTACCTTGGTCCGCGAGCTCGCATTGCCCAGCCAGTCGGAAGGGAGGTTTATCGTGGCGAGAATCGTGCCGCTGCGCGCTGCAGCGCAGTTGGCCGGCATCGTACCGTTACGAAGACGCAGGATCGGCGATGTGCCGACCGTGGTTTCATACGCATTGAGCTTCGCATTGGCGACCGCATCAGAGGTCTGGAACGTACCCATCGAGTTCTCCTATTAGCCGAGGTAGGCGTAGCCGATGACATGGCTGGTTTCCTCAGCCGCCCAGCCGCCCAGGCTTTTGCCAACAGTGGTTGCCTCCTTCTTCGAGAAGGCTGGAAACAGATACCAAGTGTCGCTTCCGATGGTGAGCTGCGCGCCAGGATCGATCCCACTCAGATTGACCATGCGGACTCCGGCCGGGTTTCCAAGCGGAGCAAAGTTCGCCGTCGCTCCGCCAGCGGTAGGGGCGTAAAGCTGGATCGGCACGAGCATGTTGATACCAGCGAACGTGCCGATGCCGCGGGCCACATAAGCGTCGTTAATCTCGTCCGAGAATCCCCCAAAGGCTTCACTACCGGTCATGGTGTCGACCGGGTTGCCGGTTATCGGGCAAGCAAAGGTGCGCCATTTCACACCATTATTGGCGTGATCAACGAGGACGCCGCCGGCCTCGGATGGCGTGCGGAGGGCCTGGAAGCCGGAGAACAGATATTGGTGTGCAGGATCTCGGTAGTTGCGAGGATAATCGGCACCATCAGCAGACGCAGCAAAGTCGCAACCTGATATCACCTGACCGCCGATATAGCCGCCAATCTTATCCATCCCGCCCAGGTATAGGTGACGGTAGCTGTTGAAGCCGTACTCGACGATGATAGCCAGATAGGGGGCCGGGCTGAGACCGGCGATAAAATGAACCTTGGTCGGTGCAGAGACCGTGGGCGTAGCCGTCGTTCCATTGAGCTTCGGACTGCGCGTGCGTGCCGCCGACGTGATCGACGGCGCAGACTGGGCATCCCAGCGGAGTTCCTGGTCGAAACCGTCAGTCGTGGCACTGAGTAAGAAATGGATTCCGTCGATCGCGAGCGTCGGTGCGGCCGAACTTCCGCCCACAGTCAGCCCGGCGGTCGGCGCGAAGCTATACATGAGGGCAGGAATTTGGGCGAGCGCGCTGATACCGTTCTGCTGATATGCCATCAGCCGTGAATATCACTATTTTGTTGCAAACGGAAGCGGCGAGCGGTCAGTCAAGCCCGACTGCGATATATTCGCCGGCGGCGGTTCTAAACACGTTCTGGACGACCATGTGCGTAACACCGTCGGCAGCAACCATATTTTCGGATGCGAGCCCGATACCGGCCACCCGATAGACCCCGTCAAGCACACCAAAGGTCTCGTCGGCCGGAATCTTCTGTACGAGGCTGACATCGGTGAGCGGATAGGTACCGTCGAATGTCGCGGTGGTGCGCTTACGGATCGCGTCGTATCTGGTCGGATCGACGCCCAAGCCGTCGAACATCTGCTCAGGTGCCATGCCGATCTTAGGGTCACCTGGATCATCGCCATGGTTCCAGCAGCGCAACCACTGGCCCGAAGGATCAAGCATCCATGCACTACTGTCCCGCGCGGGCGAGGACTTGAAGTTTGGGCTGGTGAAGAGAGTATGATCGTCTGCTACCGATCGCCAACTAAGCGGCGGTGCCGGATTGTCACCGCGCGTACCTCCCACGAACATCGGGTAAGGATAGCTCAGTGGAGTGGAATAAGGGAGGAAAAGCCCGCCATAAGCGACTTGGTAGACCGTCGAGATACGTAAAACGACGATGAAACGTCGGCCATTGGCGATGAACCAATAGGTGAATGGGTTGGCGTCGAGGTACAACCCGACCTTCTTCGAGACATTGATATGTCCCCCAACGTCCGTGGCGCCGGTCAATACCCCGGACATGCCGCGCAGTTCGAGCCAGTAGCTGTCGAGCGCGACATCTGCATTCAGGCGCAGACCGATAAAGACTTCGTCACTCTCTGATAGCCCCGGCCCTTTGAGAACGCGCTGGTTGCCGTTCGACCACGCGACAGTCCAATCTTCATTGGCGGCGACGAGATCGACATTGGTCGTGAGGAAGTTGAGCAGCTTCGACCAGAGGTCGGTGTGACTGCTGGCGGTACCGGTTGCATAGGCTGTCATGGTCGCGATTTAACACGACTTCGGTGCACATACAATTTTATGTTGATCTTGTGTAAGTCGAGTCGTTCATGCCTGAATATCACGCGCCGGTGGTTCTCATCCCAATGCCGCCTTCACAGCGCGCGAATTCGAGCGCATGAAGTTCAGGATCGCCTTCTCCCCGACCTTGGAGCCGAGACCCTGCGACACGAAGTCGCCTGCGTCGATCGTGTTGACGATCTTAATGTTCGGCGCGGCTCCGCTACCGCCATTATTGCGATGGCGTGGATCGTCCGCTGTCAGCACTTCCTCCCCCTTCTGCAGGATGGCTGGCACCTCGTCGGGGCGGAGGCCGGCCATACCGCCGGTGTGGTAGCGCGTCGCCGATGCGAATATCCCAGGTGACACGATGCTGTGTCGCGCCAGGCCCCCGCCGCCGATGACGCCACCGCTGTGCACCATCACCGGGGCGACACCGAGGCCACCGCCACCGGCCGCCGCTGTTGCACCACCGGTGAAGCCCGACAGGAAGCCGGCCACTGCATTGAAGATGAGCTGCTGGATGATCATGCGCGCAATCTGGCGCAGGAACTCAGCGGCGGTTTCGAGAATGGCTGCCCTCAGCGATTTGAAAACGTTCGCGCCACCGGCGACCGCCTGGGCAAAACGATCAATGGCGTTGACCGCGGCGCCAGAGAAAGTCTCGGCCAGCTGCTGCCCAGTCAGGCGCGCCGATCCGAGCCGCAACTGGAATTCGATGACCTTCTGCTTGGCGGCCTCAAATCCTTGGATGATCGCCTGGATTTGTAGCTGGAACTCATCACCGAACAGAGACCTCGCATCCTGCTCGGAGAGGCTCTGGAGAAACTTTTCGGCATTGGAAGTGGCTTCCAAGAGCTGCTTGTTGATCGTATCGAGCAACGGCTGCAATTGCGCGGCGGTACCACTCTGTCCGGTTTCAAGCAGGCCGGTGATACGCTCCTGCAAGGCATCGCGGTTGTTCTTAAGAATGTCGACCCGATCGTTGATGGCACCCCAGCGCTCACGAACGACATCCTGGGCATGCGCTTGATCGAAGAGAGCCGCCGTGGTCTCCTTGATCTGCTTCACCTGCTCATCGGTAACGTTGACGCCGGCGTCCCTCGCCTTCAGTTCGGCGCGCTGGACCGCTTCGGCTATGGCCTGCTCGCGCTGCTTTGCGATCAACGCCTCTCCACTCAGGCCGATTTGCTCACGAAGCAGTTGGGCGCTCAGCCGGCGCTTATCATTCTCGGCGTCCAGATCTTCGTTGAATTCCTTCTGGCGCTTCGCGGTCGCCTCGGATTCCTTGAACTTGCTTTGGGCAATATCACCCTGCGACGGGGCACGACGAACGCCAACCACGTCGTTACGACTGAACGACTGGGTGTTCACCCCGTCCTTCTGGTTGCCACCGAGCACCTTTACGCGACCCTGCGCATCGAAGCCCTGGAAGAAGCCGACATGCCCATCGGACGGATTGCCGCCGCGGTTGAGGATGACGATGTCCCCGACCTTGGGCTCCCCCTTCACTTCCTGACCGAAGCCAAGGAAGGACTTGGCGCTGAGCGAGCCGGTGCCAGCGATACCGTTGGTGGCGAGCACGGCGTTCACAAAGGCCGCGCACCAGGCGGTCATCTTCGGATCGACATTGATCCCGTTCGACTTGAAGAAATCCTGCAATGATCCGCGGTTGGCGGTCTCGTTCATGCCGCTGAACCGCCTCGCAGTGGCGACCAGGGCATCGTTGCTGCTGTTTCCGAGATCCTGCGACCATTCGCGGACCTGTTTGTCCCTGGCGCTCTGCTGCTGTTTCCGCGCTGCTGTGATCTCTTTCTCGACCGCAAGTTCGCGCTTCTTGTTGGCGATCAACTCGGAGCCGGAAGACAGGATTTCATCGTTGTACGCGAGCTGTCCAGCCAGGAAGGCTCGGCGCTTCTCCTCGCTAGCGCTCAGTCCCTTATCCGACTTGTCGCGCAGCTTCTGGAGCTCATTTTCAAGATCGAGCTCAGCCGCCTTCTGTCGGTTAACTTTCTGCTGGGCTGCCGATTCCTGGATGCCGGTGCGCGCTGACTCGGCGTCGGCCTTGGCGGCTTTTTCCGCCATTGCGGCGGCTTCTTTGCGGAGTTCGCCGAGCTTGGTCTGAAGACGCTCTATATTGAACGGGTTGGCGAGACCAAGCTGGGCGCCCTGACCCGATTGCGCGAGCGCCAGTTCCTTCTGCGTGTTCGCGATATCGGTGGCAATGTCCTTCAATGTCCGGTTGCCGGACAGTCGATTTAGGACACTGGTTATCGACCTCGCCAGATTGTCGAAGCTCGTTATTATCCCGTTGATCGCCGCAGTATCGGCGATCGCCTTGATCATCCCATCCCAGGCATTGCCGAGCGCCTTGGCTGCATCGGCCCATGGTCCCCGCTCCGCAGCTGCGATCTCCGCCATCTTGGCGGCATAGCGCTCAAAAGCTTCGTTGCGCGCGCGAGCTGCTTGACCGCTTTCGAACATGGCACGAATTTGCTCGCGCTCGGCGGTCGACAGGAAATTCAGGGTGTCGTCGAGCTTCGCGATAGCATCGAAGCCACCAGTGAACGCGTCCGCCATTTCCTTGGCGGCAGCCGGCAACTCCTTGCCCGTGGCAATCGCTGCATCCTGCGCGGCACGTCCGAATGCCTCGAACCGCGATGGATCGAGCCCATCCCTGTAGAAGAGCTTGACGACAGCAGTGGCGTCTTTGGTTGACGCGCCATAGCGGTCGATCGCCTCAGCTGCCTTGTTGAGATCCTCAGCGGTCGTCGCGATTCCCGATCCGGTCCCGGCGATCAGGCCATTGAAACCCTTAATCCGGGCCGCCTGATCACTAGCCTCTTTAAGAGACAGCGCTATGACCCCGACGGTCGCCGCGAACGTCAAAATGGCCGGGTTACTGAAGGCGGCGACTATCGCGCTGCCGACACGCGGGAATATCTGGAGGAGCTGACCGCCCTGCTGGGCCAGCGTCTGGCTGAGCGACGTGCCAGAGGCGAGCTGGGTGAAAATGTCGTTGATCTGGAACGACAGGTTCTGCAGCTCATAGGGTTTGAGGCCAAACAGCGTCGGCTTGCCACCGAGGCCATTGCGCCCGATCCCCTTGGCTGCATCGTCGGCGCGCTGTTTTACCAGCGCCAGTCCATCCGCATATTCCTTGCTGCTGATGCGACCGGCCTTGAACAGGACCGATAGCTGATGTGTCTCCTCGGCTAAGCGCTCCTGAATCGAAGCGAGCGGGTTCAGTTTGTCGCGCAGCGATGCAGCGGCGTTGTCGAGCGCCTTGGCATCAGCCGCCGCAGCCTTCATCTGGGCGTCGAATTTCCGGAGCGCCTCGGCATCGGCTTCCTGGAAGACTGCCGCCGAATCCCGTGCAGACTTGCCGGACAGGCTACCGGCACCGAGATTGGCCGCGCGTGCCTGGGCGGCCTGCGTTTCTCCCAGTTCCCGCGTGGCGCGCTCCTGTTCGCGCAGTTTCAGGATTTCGCGATCGCGAGCTTCGGCGAGTCTCAGCACCCCGGCGATCTGGTTTCGATCGCTGTCGGTCAGTGTGCTCTGTGCGCGATCAACGCCGGTCGCCCGGTTGATGCGCGCCTGAATAGCAGTCGTCTTATCAAGTTCGCCATTCTGGCGTTTCAGTTCGGCAGTAACTTGGGCTACCGCGCTGCCGACCTCGGCAAAACCCTCGCGATAAACACGCTGTGCGGCGCGAAGTTCGCCCAGTTGCTGGCGCTCCTTCTCGAAGCGAGCGACCAGGCCGCCATCGCCGCTGCGACCATTAAGCTGGGTTGCGGCGCGGCCGAGCTCGCGCTTGATCGCTGATATCTGCGCGGCGACCGCCTTGGGATCGCCGAATTGGCTCGGTCCAACGAAATCCTTGCCGCTCTCCGCCTGCAGCAATTTGAGCGCGCGCCCCAGCTCCTCGATACGGGCCTTGCGCTCGCTGATCGCGCGGTTGGTCGCCAACAGCCGTTCGGCCTGGGCGCCGGCCGCAGCAGTGGTCGCGTCGAGTGATTTACCGATATTGCGTTCGCTGCGTTCGAGCGCAGCCAGTTCGCGGGCTAGGGACTTGGCGCTATCAGCGGCGCCCGACTGAGCGGCGTCGAGGGTGCTGAGAGACTTGGCAGCAGCGTTGACGCCAGCGGAGGCTTCGTTCTTGGCTCGGATGACGAGATTGACATCGCGGTTGCCGCTGCTGCTCATTCTACCATATCTCCGAGAGCCGCTTGATCAGCTTGTTGAAAAAAGGTCCCCCTTTGGTGGTGGTTATCGCTGCACCGGCTGAGTGGATCACCGTGCCAACGCTAGCGAGCATCCCGTTCTGCCGTTCGATCACAAGGGCCGCTTCGTCGCCCAGAAACCCGAGCGGGTAACCGCCAGCGTCCGGATGGCCATTGCCGAGGAGAAGTCCCACTTGGCGCCGTAACCCCCACAGCCAGCGTTCGAGCGTCAGGGTACCTCCCGGCTCGGCGCCGCGCTGATCCCGCCGGCCTGAAGCGTCTTCTGGATCAGCGCGAGCATTTTTCCCGGCGGCATGTCCGAGGTGAAAGTCTGCAGCGCGATCTTCTCCAGGGCATCCATCTGAGCCCCGACGGGGAGACCGCGCGCGATCACCACGTCCCCGACCCAGGTGAGCAGAATCGGATCATCCGAATCTTCGAGACCGCTCGGTGCGATCGAGCCACTGGCTAAGGCGATTGCCTCAGCAACAAGTTGTGGCGCTGCATCGATCGCCTGCACGAGGAAGGTCGCCACATCGGCCTCTGATAGCTGGGCGCCACCGCGTATCTTCTCCGCGATCGCGTTGAACTGAGCAACCATGGCGAGGCCGTGACGCTGAAACAGCGTCAGCAAGTGGTCGAAGCCCAGACCACGAACGGCGAAATTGCCGCCCGCGGTCTGGACCTCGTAAGTCGGGAAGGTGAGGTTGCGCAGTCCCATCGCAATCTACTCCGGATCAGTAAGGTTGGCCGTCGATGTAGATCGCCGCCTTGTTGTAGGTCGTATCGGCGAGGATCTCGACCGTGCAGGGAAGCTGCTGCCATTCGTCCGATTTCAGTTCGAAGTCGCCGTTCGGCCCGAGCCGGACATAGGGCATCAGGAAGTCGTTATTCTGACCGCTGGGGTTATCGGCCAGGAACCGCAGTGCCCCTTCGACCTGGGTGGTGCCGGAGATGACCTGTTTGCGGTTCACGGCCGCACGGTCGTAGGTGACGTTGATCGTCGCACCATCGGCTATCGTGCCGCTCTCGACGATGAAGATGATGCCACGCGCTGCGTCGACCGTGTAATCGGTGCCGAGCGTCTTCGGGCTGCCGGAAACCTGAACCGTGACGTTGCTGATCGAGCGAACGCCGGTTTGATTGTTGGTCGTGACGCCGAGCTGATAGGCGAACCCTTTGGTCACGCTCGCGAAAGCTTCCGCCTGCGAGGTCGCCGAGGTCTGGGCAACAGTGGACTGGGTACCGAAGAAGAACAGCGCCAGGTTGGCATTGTTGATATCGTCCATGGTGACGTTGCCGGAATAGTCGGTCTGCAGAATGACCGTCTTGTCCTTCACCCGCACGCCGGACTCGGAGGAGAAGTGATCGAGCTTTTCCTGCGAGATGGTGAGGTTGAAGCTGGGCGTGTTTCCGATGTAGCGGAATCCCGAGGGCGTGTGCGTGCCCGAGTTGAACAGCGAGAAATACACCTTCCCGCGGCCGAGGGTCTGATTGCCAAGTTCAAGCGCCATTTTATTTCAACCTCCAGATTGAATTTCACTCCTATAGTGAAATTATGGGTAAATGTCACGCGTCGGGTGCAAGCGGATCATCGTAAATGGTCGGGACCACACTCAACCAGAAATAAGCTCGCGCCGATATGTCATCTGCCGGCCGCACCGAACCAGTGCCGATCCGCAACGCGGTGACCCGGCAGCCGCCGCGGCCGAGACCCAGAATGTCGCTGTCATGCTCGGCCGTCTTGCGTTTGACCTCGATCGCAAGACGGCGCTTTACGTCGCGCAGCAGGAAATATGCCGGATCAGTCGGGTGCTGGGGATCGTCCTTCACAAAACCTTGCACTATCAACGGCCACTCATATTCCGATCTTGGGGTTTGCTGCGGTGGCTCGGACAGTTCGTCACCGGGAGCCGTACCTTCGAGCACACTCGTCATCGGCAGGGGACTTTCCTCTCCGAACCACAGGCGACCGCGGTAAACGCGGGCGGTCATGACGCCGTCGCCGGGGACGAAGTCGCTCAGGTCGCTCACATAGCCGTTCGCCGGAGTGATGCTTTTCAGTGCATCAGTGATTGCGGACAGGACGCGCAGTTTGAACGGGTCACTCACAGGTCGAGCTCCAACAGTCTGGAAAATTCACGAGAGAGGTAGTCGCCGGTGTCGCCGCTGATGTCCCCCGCAACGCCGGCGAAAACCTGGTCGATCGACGGACCGAACAAAAGATATGGCCCTCCCCTGCCCATCTGGACCATGCGCAGCTTGTTCGCGATGCGCTCACCAGCCTTCAGGCGGATAGCGAGACCGAGGTTCGATTTGGTCTCGACATTGCCGCTGCCGGCAGGCAACCGGATCAAGAAGGCGCGGCGCATGAATTTTGCGAAACCCGGCGCGACCTCGACTCTGACGCCGTTACGGCCACCGACGCTGCCACTGGTCGCGAAGCGTGCCAGCATGGTCGGACGCTGGCGACCGGTGATTACACCTTCGAGGTCCCCGCCCCGCGCCTTCTTGGTGATGCCGAGCCGCTGGCGGCCGGAGGAATCCTTGCCGGTGAGATAGGAAGCCGGGAAGGCAACCTGGTCGCGGACCAACCGGCGCGACCGGGCGGTTGCCCAGTCGAGCGTTCCATTGACGGCGCGCAAGGCAGCACGTTCGACCGAGCGCGGTATTTCATCCAGGCCGCGGAGATCCGACAAACCCTCGACCGCCACTATGTAGGGATCGTTATTCATCGGCGACCGGCAGGCCGTCGGCCTCGGTTGCCGTCAAGGGTATGACGCGCGCGCTCTGAAACTCGTCGTCAGCCGGATAAACGTGATCAATGCGGTACGCCTCGCCCGCGGCCACTGATACGATCGCGTTGCGGCGCAGATCGGCGGCAAAGTCTGGACGGTAAAAGCGAATGCGGTCCTCGGGCTCAACGCTTTCGGCGGAGCCCTGATAGCTGGCAAGTTGTCCGCCCATGACAGGCTGCCCCTTGTGCCATATCCGCACGGTGCATGGCACCGGAGTCACAGCGAGCGCTGGGATATAAAGCGCCGGGACGCACATCTCGCGATGTAGGTCCCGGCGCGCACGCCGCTTCTGTTCCCGGAAGCGGTTCATCAATCAGTTGAGCGGATCATCGCTGGGGGTTGGTCCCGGCTCATCGTCATCGTCATCGGGGTCGATGCCCAGCTTGAACAGGCGTGCCTCGGTCTTCGACAGTTCGACCGCCGCGCCGCAGTCGACAAGGAAGCGACGCTCATCTTCGGTAATCGGCGTGAAAACCGAGTCCGGAGGCGCGGTCTGGTCGTTGCCATAAACGATCATGTGCACTGCCTTGAGCGGCTTGACGCCGGCCTGCTGTTCCACCTCAATCCGGGGCTCGTCCTTCTTGAAGACGGGCTCTTCCTTAACCTTGCGAGTCATATATTCACCTTATTGTTGAAACCACGGGCACGGTCCGCCCGTGTTTCCGGGTTCGGTTTAGGCGACCGTTGCCTTGAGCGTTGCGTTCGGGTTGATCGGGACGAACAGCGGTGCAGATTCGATCGAGATATTCTCGACCTTCGTGCGGGTGCCCGTCTCGAAATTCTTGGGGAACATCGGGATCGCCTCGTAACCGGCATCCTTGTCGACGATCATGCCGAAGCAGGAGTAACCCTGGATCGCATCGACGGTCGACGTGAAGATCACGTCGCTGGTGCCAATATAACGCGTCTTGGTCAGAGCGCCCGTGGTCGTGTTCTTCACGTCATAGGTCTCGTCGTTCTGCCAGAGCTCGATCGAGGCGCCGGAAGCTCCGCCGATCTGCATTTCGCCGAACTTGAAACGCTTGCCGTTGCCGCGGGCCCCCGGTCCCGTGACCGGTCCACGATCGACGGTGATCACGGCGCCACGGATGTTGACATCCATGTGCTCCAAGATCTCGGCATCCTTGCGCAGGATCTTCGCCGCATTACCGCCCATCTCCGCACGCACCGGCATGCCGCCGAAGTCAGCGTTGGTCATGGTGTCGATCACGAGCTGGAAGAAGTCGAAGATCGAGACGCCCGAGTCACCCCAGCGGTTGCCCGAAGTCAGGGTGATCGTATTGCCGGCGTCGCGCTGGAAGTCGACCGTGACCGACTGGCCATCGACATAGTTGAGCGTCACTGCACCGTCGGAGATGGCGCGACACCGCATCCACTCCCAACGGCGACGCATGGCGTCCTGAAACTCGGCGACCATTGCGGCCTTAATCAGCTGAAGGCGCTGCATCGGGCTGAGCTTGTTCATCTCGGGATGAAGCATGGACGCGTCCATGCCGGGCTGCATCGTCAGCGGACGGAGAGGATCGACCGCATCCTCGACCACTGAGTTGGCCGGCTTGAAGCGGTAACCTTTCACCTTGTCGGTGAAAACGCCATGACCGCGGCCACCGGGCTTCACCAGCGGCGCGAGCTGACGGCTGCGGACAGGCAGCTTCTCGAAGTCGATCCACTCATCAGTGGAGAGGAAGACGTTCGGGAAATAGTCAGCGAACGCCCAGTCTTCGGGGCGGGTGTCGCGGAAGACACCGAGGAGCTTGCGGGTCGTCCACAGCTCATAGGGATTTGCCATTTCAGAAGTTCCTTATGTCGGAGCGGTGGAAGGTCAGCCGGCAACCAGGCGACGGCGGAAGAGCAGATCAGGATTGCCCTGGTAGACAGGCAGTCCGGCCCAGGTGGTCTTCTTCGCAATGGTGTCGAAGGAGGTATCCCAGACCAGCGGGCTGTCGGTACCGGCGTCGTCGGAGCCAACGTTGAAGTTGCCTGCCATCCAGACTTCGCCGAAGACGGTGGTGTTGGATGTGCTCGACGTAGCAGCGTGGACGAGGACGCCCACTGGGATGACACCGCTCGACACGGTCGCATTGTAGACCGCCTTCACCAACTTCTTGTTGGCGTCCAGGCCGACGACGGTAAACGCCGCCAGTGTCTGAGAGTCCGCCAGCAGCAGGCGGATCGAGCGACCGATCGCCGGCTCGGCGCCGGCAACGAGGTTCGCGTCGATGAACGTGTCCATCACCTCGAAGGCAGCAACGCCGCGGACCGACGCATTTTGATAGGAAACGGGAATATTCGCCATGGGACTGTCTCCTTACTTGGCAGTCAGGGCGGCGAAGCCCTTGATGCCTACCCGAGCAGCGAGAGCAACAACTTCACTGCCGTCGTCCTCGTCATCGCCATCACCCTCGCCGGTCGTGGTGGCACCGACGTTCGGCTGCGCGCCGTTGTCCATTGCCTCGGCGAAACTGGTTGGCTGCTGCTTGCCCTGCGGCTTTTCGGACGCCGGGGCTTGTGCGGCAGGCGCGGCGGCGAGAGCTGCAATCGCATCCTCGGCGCTCTGACCGGTCTTGAAAGCGAAGTGCTGCGCAAGCGAATCGCGACCCTTGGCCTCCTCGGAACCGAGGATCGCACCGATGCGCGTCCGTTCGGCGGTGGCACCTTCGGTCAGACCCTCGGTCCGGCCGGCGGTGTGACCCGCGACGCGACCTTCTTCGCGCGCGGCATCGACGGCGGCCTGATCGACCGCCGACGTATTGGCAGGCTCTGCCATATTCTCGTCTCCATTGTTGTCGGACTGGTCGTCCAGGAAGCCCGCGAACGCGGACATGGCGTCTTCCAGGCTGCCGATCGTGTCGGCGAGCCCATTGGACACGGCTTGGGTGGCGGTGTAGCAATATGCCTTCAAGTCGCTTCGGATTACCTCTTCCGAGAGACTGCGGCTCTGCGACACGGCGGCCACGAAAATAGAATAGAGTTCATCGACGCGCGCCTGGATGCGCGCCTTCGCTTCAGGCGACAGGGCCTCGTAAGGGTTGCCCTCGACCTTGGAGGCGTCGCTGGCGATGAAGGTGATCTGGAGCCCAAGCCGGTCCATCATGCCAGCGGCGTTCATGTGGCTCGTCACCACGCCGATCGAGCCGACGCCGCCGGTGCGGCTAACGTGAACCTGCCCCGGATCGGCAACGGTTATGATCGCGTACCCGGCAGAATAGGCGGACTCATGCGCGAAGCCCGCAACGGGAACGCCAGTTTCCTCCTTGAGCGCTACCATCTTGTCGCGCGCGTCGAAGCAGCCTGCGACCATGCCGCCTGGCGTGTCGCAGATTAAGGCGATCCCCCTGATCTGGCCGATAGCAAAATCGGCGCAACCGCGCTTAAATGCCTGCCAGATATATTCGTATCCGGTCGCCCAGTCGAACAGGGCGTAGGGGAAGTTGTGCAGCAGTACACCCTTGACCGGGATATGGAGAATTCCGTCCTTGACCACATACGGTCGCAACTGATGCGCCCAGCTCCCCGAATCCTCGGTCGGCCAGAATTGATCGCTGCTGCCAGCGGCTGCCTGCGCCTCCGCGAGCATGGGATGCGCCGCGGCCTGGGCAAGACACATCTCGAACCGCTCGCGCAGCGTCGGTTCGACCAGGGCTGGTCCGCCTGCAAACTGTGCGATCAGCGGATTGCTCACTTGTCACCTCCGTCCGGCGTGGTCGCATCGGCGATAGCCTTGAGCGCGCTGGGATCTGTCGCCGAGAAGGTCAGGCCGAGTTCCTCGCGCTTCTTTTTCTCGCGGGCGAGCTGACGATAGACTTTGCGCCAGTCCTTACCGAGACGTGCGAGTTCATCTTCGGCGGTAGACAGGCCACTTTCGATGCGCAGGACGGCCGCCTGGGTTTCTTTGAGTTCGTCGATCTGGCCGCGCGAGGCGCCGATCCACTCGCAGCGCGACAGCGCATCGAACGCGAGGCTGAGGCGACCGCCGAAATAGATAAGACCGGCAGCCTTGCGCGCGGGGAGCGATGTGATCTCGTTCTTGTTGATCGCCTCTTCGAGCCACAGCCTGAAACAGATCGTGGCGAAGCGATCGGCGATCAGCTTCTTGCGCGCCTGCATGAACTTCCAGGTCTCGGTCATCGCGGCGCGCGCGGAGCTGTAATTGGTGTGGGTATAGTCCCTGCTGAGCTGCTCGTAGCTGACGCCCATCGTCGCCGCGATGTAGCGAAGTAGGGATTGCTCGAATTCGGTGCCTAGCGGACCGGTGTTCGCGGCAGACTGTAATTCCAGCTTCTCGCCGGGGAACAGGCGCGGTATACGCACGCCATCAATCGCGATACCCTTGTTGCCGACATATTTTCCGACCGAGCTCAGATACCCCTCGGCATAATTGGTGATCGCCGCAGCGGCAGCCTCTGCCGAATCACCGGCGCCCATGCGGGTCATGATGTCGGCCATGGGGAGGTCTGAGGTGATCGCGGCAGCATAAATCGCCTGCGAAACAGCGTGCTGGACGGTGATGTCGCGCCACGTATGCGTGATCTTCATCGCCTTGAGCGCGGCGGCCATCTGGGTGATGCCGCGCGACTGGTCGGGACGGGTCTGCTCGAACAGGTGAATGACCTGGAGCCGCCCCCATGGCTTGCGCTTGGGGATCGGCTTCCAGGTCGGAAGGTCGAAACTCAACGGGCCGATATCGTTCGGATGTGCCGATCGGATGAAATAAGTTTGCGGGGCACCGCGGAAATTATACTGAATACCGGCACGCTGGTTCGGAAGCTGTTGAAACGGCAGGATGCGATCCTCGGGATCGGACAGTCGGTCGAGATCAACCATCTGGACCGAGGTGCTGAATGGTGCTCCGTCGTCCTTTATCCACTCGACCGCGGCGAGCACCTCTCCCGCCATGAGATCGATGCCGACGGCCATGCGGACCAGCGAGGTTAGATTGTTGGTGCGCGACGCGTCGATCCAGTTGTCGGCAGAGTCAGCGTATAGTTCCCACTTCTCCTCGACCTCCTCCTGGAACTCCTCCTCCCAGGCATCATCCTGCTTGCCACGCACGATACGGCTAGAAGGCCGGCAATTGAGCAGGAAGTGTGAGCCGACGATGTTGTCCTTGTGCAGGTTTGACCCGCCCTGGACGAACGCATCATTGCGGAGCATCCCGCGCGAGCGCGCATCGATGATCGGCTTTTCGGGCAGAATGTCGGCGTCGACCGACTGGAGCGGCTCGGACCAGAGAGCGATGCTGCTGTTCAGCTTGTCCGCCCCCTCGAAGGGACCCATGGCGCGTTCGCCCCCGGCACCGGCGGGGACCGTCACCGTCGCCGGGGGCTCTGCAGGCGTGGACAGGGGATGACCCACGCCCAGCATTTCCTCGAATGTCGCGCTCACAGGAAGAACGGCCTCATCGGGCCGGAGCAGATCGGAGCCTCGGCAATCCGGAGTTCGAGATCCGCGATATAGGACGCCAGCGCCTGACGGTTGGCGCTGCTGTAGCGAACACGCTCACCATTACCGTCGACAAGCTCGACCACGGCTTTCCCGATAACCAGATCGTGATAAGCCGACTTAGCTTCGTCGAGCTGCTGCTGAAGGGTCATGCAGCCCGTATCGCACGTTTATAGTGAAATTACAACTTGTCGTTGAATGTTGACAAGTTTCCATTTATTCGTTGCACGACGACTCGACTATGTCTCGTGACAGAGGCGTCGTGCCGGGGCCTGCGGGGTGGCGGGAGGGTTAGGGGGCCGCAACAACCTTTACCGGCCTTTCTGCGCCAAGCATCCGCATCCGCAGCCAGTCCCGTGCCCTCTTTTCGATCAGATCGAACGAAGCATATCCGAACAGGCACATGGCGATCAGATAGGCGATGAAGAAACCGTTCGTCAGCACGATATCAACCGACCAAAGCCCCGCCGCAGCGCCGGCCAGGAACAGCATCTGCAATGGGCTATGCCATAGATAAGTTGAATAAGTCAGATCGCCCACGGCGCGGAAACGCTTATAGGCCAGTCCAATCCGCTCAGACAGCGCGAGCGCGAGCAACACCGGCGCGAACAATCCGAGCAGGGTGAAGGTCAGCGGCAGCTTGGCGAGCATCCCCATGGCGAACGCCCCCGCCCAGGCCACAAGGCTGATCAGGCTCGCAATCAGCGCCCATCGGTAGCGTGGCGCCGGGATCATCGAGAACGCCGCGTAGAGGGTTGCCCCAGCGAAGAAGTAGGCGCCGCAAAGGATAACGCTGATTCGGAAGACCATAAACAGCGCGAGGAACGCCAGCGCCAGCAATCCCGAGCTAAGCAGGCTCGAAAAACCGGCCCGGATGTAGAGCCAGAACAGGACATAGATCAGGATTTCCGCCGACACCGACCAGATCGGCCCGTTGAAGCTGTTTCCTTCCGACAGGCCCCATTCCGACGCCATGAAAAGGTTCAGGACGAAGTGCCAGGCATCGTTGATCTGATAGATCAGATAGTGCCCGAACGCGCCCATGCTGGCCCATTGGATCGCCGCGACGAGCAGCAGCGTCAGGAAGTGTAGCGGATAGAGACGGGCGAAGCGGATGGCGAAAAACTCCCATCCGGTGACGGACTTTCCGGCATAGACGTGCATGAACACAAAACCGCTGATCATCCAGAACATCATGACCGCAAGCGCGCCGTGCGTGCGGATGTAGCCGAGCGACCAGTAGAGAGACACCTCGCTCAACCGCTCCGGTGGCAGGCTGATAGTGCCGTTGCCCATCGTGAAATGGCCGTAGTGGAAGACGAGGATCGCGATGGCTGACAGGCCGCGCAGCATGTCGATCGAGTGGAAGATTCCGCCCGTGCCGACGATTGGGTGTGTCAGCGCCGTGCTGATATTGGACAATATCCCCATGAGTCGCGCATAACCGGAGCTTCCCGTTTTCGCCAGATGGGTATATCGTCTCGGCATGGAGCAGAATATCCTAATCCTGGCTGGCGCCTTCATCCTGATTTTTACGGCAAGGAGCTGGATCGCCGTCAGCAAGATACCGCATGGGACATGCAACCGCTGCAAATGGGCAGAGGCGAACGCAACCGGCTATATCTGTGATGAGTGCGCTGACGCCGAAGCGTGGTGATCGGTCCGGGAGGGTAACATGGTTGCACAGATAAAGGATTGGCTTCGGAGCCTGTGGACCGTCTTAATCAGCGCTCCGCCGCCGGAATGTTCATGCCGTAACTATGTGTGTAGCTGCGACCTTGTAGACCAGCTTGGGCCTTAGTCACCCTTCCAGGGGAGGTTGTGATCACCGCTCGTAAGCTCCTGCCGCACCCGATCCGTTATTGAGACGCGTCGCGCCGCCCAGGTCATATTTCAACATCGCCAAGCCCGAAGGAACGCGATCATAAGCACCGTTGCTGCCGCCGCTCAGATGGTAATCACCTCCACCAACACCCGTGCCCACCATCAGGCACTTGTCGTCGACGTAGGTTACTGTGGCGTAACCAGTCGCACCGTTGCCGACATACCAGTTCGTTGGTACGTACATGCCAGACCATTTGCTGTTATTGACACCGCCGGTAGTGCCCGCGCTGGGATCGACGCCGGATTGCAACACAGTGCCGCCCTCGGTTGCTGCCCCACACAGGTTGACGGTCCCGAGTGAGCCAACCTTGTAGGCCCATTCGAAATTGCCGACGCACCCGCTGTCCTGTATGAAAGTGTCTTCCTTGGTCGGCATAGAGTAGAGTAGTTCGAACCTAGATACAGCTCGCTTCTGATAGCCTGCGGCCCCGACGACATCATTATACAACCTGTTTCCGCGATTGCCGAGAACGGTATTATAGGCAAACAGGCCATCTCCGACACGATTGATCTTCGAGTCGCTCGACATGCTGAACGTGATTGTCAGTGATGCGTTGGATAGAAGTTCAATCATATTCTGAACTACAGCCATGCCGCGCGCGTAATTTGTGCCAGTAGTGCTCATCATAAAGCCGGTACTGTACGCCGAAGTCGTGGCCTTAAAGATACTGTTGTTTGCGTAGATCTTACCATCGGCAGAATAGGTTGCAGTCAATGTGCCACCCGGATCGCCACCGAGTTGACAGGACGTGACAACATTACCGATCGTGCAGAATTGCTGATCGAAAAGAATCCCCCCGACAGCGGTGTTACCGAACATTAGAACGAACGCTTGGTTGCTGTTGGCGTTGGTAACGGTTTTCCCATGCGAGCCCGGCGAAAGCCAGTTGACGTTGCGACTCCAGATATAAGTCGCGCGCAAATAATTGGCTCCGGACGCAGAGCCCGCGACACTCATATCCATCACGCATCCGTCGATGCTGAGATTGATTGTCGTCGAACCGCCCAGCGCTGAACCACCGCTTCCGGTCAAGGTGTAGGAGGTGTTGTAGACGGTGATACCTGCGCCGATAGCCGTCATATCGGGGACAGTGGATGGGCCGAATGTGTAGTTGGTCTGAAGCTGCACCGCCGCTGTATTCAGAGGATCGGCCTCGGTCGTGGTCCAGCAAAGCCCTGCTGTGGTAGAGATCGCACCGAAGTTGTGCGTCACCGGCCCACCAGCACCGTCGTCCATCAAACGAATGGTCGAACCGCTGTGATCGTTATGGCCGCGATTGGCATTATTCCAAACTTTCAAGGCAGCATAAGCAGATGCCCAGTCCGGGTAAGGAGCCGCGCGCGCCGTCGCCGCCGTAGCGCTGACTGTGCCGCCGCTAGCTCCAGCCTTAACATAAGCATAAGCACCGCCATAGGTTCCGTTCTTATCATTGACAAATTCAAGGCTCACCCAGGTGTCATAACTCGGGACCGCCGCGCCGCTGACCTCGGTGTCGAGAATCGCGGTGCTGTCGCCGATCCACGGATAGACTTTCGCGTGGACCTTTGAGCGTGTCGTCGTGGTCTGTGTGAGCGCGGTAAGCGGGATGCTCGCTTGCCAGCTTTCAACGATGTTGCCGCGCGTCTGGATCGTGGAGAGGGCGGGGGCCGAAGTGCGCTGCACCGCCGCCGAATTGCCCGACGCATCCTTGCCGGTGAACTCGACGCAGGCGACCATCTGCCCGTTCATGCCGTGCCGATGATAGGCGACACACTCGACATGGAAGCTGCTGGTCGACTCCCGCTCAAACTGGCGGTTGAGCCAGGCGAAATAGGGCTTCGGATAGGCCAGCGTCGAGCTGTTCGTGACCGATGCACCTGTCAGTACCAGCGCGTTCGAGCCCGGATAAGCGGTTGCGTCGAAAGTCACCGAGTTGATCGTCGTACCTTGGTAGATCACATCCTCAAGGCAGATGATGAGCTGGAGATCTGAGCCGACAGTAGCGATCTGGCGCGCCTGATTGTTCGAATAGGCTTTGCGCAGCGTGATCGAGCCCTTGACAGTGCGGTTGACCGTCGTCGTCGTGCCAGAGGTCGTATAGCCCGGATCGGTGACGCTCAGCGTCACCTTCTGCCCGTCGAATATATCGACATTCGCGTTCGGGCTCAGGCCCTTGAAGACGACGGTCGCGGTCCAGCCATTGCCGAACACTCCGTAACCACTGCCATTGGGATCGATGACCGAAGCGCCTGAGACGGCGAAGGAGAGCGGATCGCCTGTTACTGGTGTGTAGCCGCCGCCTGAGGCCGGGGTTCCACTCGCCTCCCCGCTCGCCGCGCCCGTGCCGATCGCATTCGTCGCGCTGATCCGATAGGTGTAGCTCGTGCCGTTGGTCAGCCCCGTGTCGACGAACGGCGATCCACCCGTATAGGTCGCGGCGATCGTCGAATAGGAGCCGGCGCCTGCCTTCCGTTCGATCTTGTACGAGGTGATTGCCGAACCACCATTGCTCGCCGGTGCGGTGTAGGCCACCGAGTTCGTGGTGTCGCCGGGCGTCACCGTCCCAATCGTCGGCGCATCAGGCACCGTCAGCACCGCCTGACCAGTAAGCGTGAAGCTCTTTTCGACGGCATCACCGGCGGTGTTCTGAGCACGCGCCACAAACGTCGCCGTCGCACCATCGGCAAGGCCGGATGACAGCGATACAGTGCCGTCAGAAGCAACGGATACCGAAGCTGCACCGGACAATTTCGAGTAGGATACCGTGCCGAGCAGGCGCGCCTTTAGCGCCGCAACGGCTCCCGTTGAACCCGGCGTGACCTTGGACGGAGAGATCCTGAACGACGTTCCGCCAGCTACACTGGCTCCAAGCGTCCCGAACATCAGGCCGCAGCCGCCGTAAACGTGCGACCTGGGGTACAGCCTCTGAATTCGGTTCCGTCGAAATATTCGACTTTGCCGTTTTGCCAAGTGATGTTGTACGCGCCGCCTTGGGGGTTAAGCCGCATGAGCACGGCGCCATCTGGCACTGTAATCGACGATGTACTCTGCACGTCGAAAGGCTCGCCCGCCGGTACCTGAGCGTATGTTCCGCTGATACTTTGGATCGCTTTGAAAAAGGAAACAGCAAGGGCCATGGGGGGTGCGCTCCACGCGAGACGGTTGAGCGCAGACTTACCACGACGCCAGTGAATTTACAACTGCGTGTTGAACTTCAACCTAGAACTCCGCCGAGATCTGCCAAGGTGATCGACGGCTTTGCGGCGACGGACAGACCCTCGCCGGGTATGAAGACATGATCATTATGATCCCAATCGGCATACCATGGCTGAGGCGTCGTCCAGGTCAATCGATCGATCTTGATGCTCGAATGGGAAAGGAAAGCGACGCAGTAGCACAGCAGATCGAACGCCTCATTCTTGCGGCGTCCCGCGTTCTTCCATCCCGCGGCGATGCGGTTCTCGGCAGTGAGCTGCGTATAGAGCCAGTTTATGTCTTCGGGCCGGCCGTCCTCGTGATGCCAGATGGGAAAATGGATCTGACCTCCTGGCTCCGATCGGCCGAGCAGATTCGAAACCTGATCCTTGGCGGGATTCGAGTTGATGAGCCACACCGGCACATCGCCGCGGGCGATCGCGAATTTGTCCTTTTGTTGCGAATCCGGATAGCTGACGTGCAGCATGGGCGCCGTCTGGCTGGGCGCACCTTTCAGGAGGTGGAAGCGCTGATGGTAATTCCTGCCTTCGGGGTCGCTCAATCGCAGATAGCGCCAGAACTCATAGGCGTTGGATGTTACCGATACGCGGGGTCCTTCGAGCGCCGGGTTCAAGCGCACCGCGGTCGCACTGGCGCTGGCACCACCCGAGTCACAGGCTACGAGCTTAGCACGCATTACCCGGCCTGAACCGTCGCCGAGCGGGTATTCGCGCTCGATCACCTCGTCGATCAATATGTGCCAGTCTTCGGGGTTTGCGGCAGGATCTATGAGCTTACGCTCGCCATCCTGGTCGAGGCGGCGCGACTTGGTGATCTTCCACATGTCGACGTGATAGACATCGAACGACCATGCTCCACCCTCCATCTGCACGGGCGCGATACCGAAGGTGTGGATGACGAAGGCCGGTCTGCCGCCAGCCTGCACGTCGATGGTGGTGATCAGGAACCGTACGCCGGGCGGCACTTCGCCGCGGACGTTGTACGGCCGAGCGCGCGCCTTGAGCTCTTCGGGCAGGCGCCCTGCTTCCAGCGACTTGGGTGTGTAAGGGAGGCCGAGCGAGGTATTGGTGACGGCCTTCAGCTTTTCTTCGCTCCCGGTCCGCTCATAGTCTGCCTTGGCATTCAGATAGGCAAGCACCTGGCGCTGCCACGTATTGAATGCCGCAGCGGGTCCCTTGATCCAGAATGATGCCGTCTCCGAGCGGCGCGGTGTTCCCGTGATCGAGCCGTCCGGATGCCAAATCTCACCTTCCTTGATCCACCGGCCACGCAGGTTGAGTTCGTGCTGCATGTCTGGTGTGTGCGGGTAGCCGCACGATGGACATGACAAGGTGACGGCGTCCGCCACCTCCTGCGGATCATGGGAGTCCTTAAGATCGAACAGATGGAAGTCTGGTTCGAATTTGTGCGAGCACTGCAGGCATGGCCAGTACCAGCGCCGGCGGTCGCCAGTGTTGTAGATCGACAGCACACCCTCGCACGGGGGCGCCTCGTGCGGAGAACTCGGAATCCATTTAGCGTCGGTTACTTCGAAACCTGGCGAGGATTCGGCGACGTTCATCGCATAGCGCCCGAGGGTCTCGCCGCGCTTGCCGACGAGCGTCCAGGCATCACCCTCGCCATCGATGCTGGTTGGTAAGCGGTCATAGTCCATCGTCCAGGTTCGACCGACCGTTTTGCCCGATAATTCGTTGATTGATGGATGGACGATGGTGACCCGCATCCCGCTGATAAAGGTCTTGTCGAAGACATTGTCGTTGACCCGACCTGGCACGAGTTTGGCCGCAACATCGGTAGAGTTACGGAAGTGCTTGCGCAGATCCGCCAGTGAGAATTCGCGGGCTCGCGCCTGCGACATCTGAACCAGCATCATGTCAGCGGGGTCGCATAACGCCGAGTGTGACATCCAGTTGAGCCAGAGCTGCGATTTGCCGATCCGAGCTGGACCGACCAGTACCATGCCCAGATAATCTAGGCTGGTGAGCACGTCCTGTGGCTCGACGGCGTAGGGTGCCTTGTCGCTCGACCAAGGGCCACTATAGTTCTTCTCCTTGATCCTGACATATTTGCGGGCGGCCTCTGTGACCGTCAGACGCTCGGGCGGACTAATCGCCTCGGTAGCGGCAGCAACAAGCTCTTCGAGAGTGGCGTATGACGGCGCCCGGTCGCGGACCAGGAGGCGCTTGGCTGGCGCGCTCAACGATAGACTTCCTTGATCTGGCGATACACCCGCGGCGGCACATAAACCCGCGTAGGTTTGAGGATCTCAAGCCGAAAACGGGGCGGCCACGGGCCGGAAGCGACAATGTGGCTACCGCGCAGGGCCAGGAAATGTCCCTTGGGCAGGAAAGCCGGCACCGCACCAATGCGGAGTCTGCCCCCGCGAAGCAGGCCGGCCGACACGAAGTCTACCATGTCGCTCACTCATCGTCCTCGTCATCGAGCCAACCCGTTTCCGGGACATCGGGCTGCCCGTCGATCGAACCGGACACTCCGAACAGCGGCTTCGCGAACATCGATCCGGTTGCGCGCCTGGCCGGAAGATCGACGAGTTGCGCACGCATCTCGGTACGGATTTCGTCTATGGTTTCGGTGACTATCCGGGTTTGATGCTCGTCCAGTTTCGCGCGGTTGCGCAGTTCCTCGACGACCATGACCAAGCTGTCCTTGATCATCATGGCAACGTCGCCGAGGACTTTCAGCACGTCCTCGGTCTCCCATGCCTCCTGGGCCTCGATCTTATACTTCACGCGGCTGCGCTGGCTGTCCCAGAAGGATTTATTGATCTCGGGAGGTAGGTCGGCCTTGTTCAGCGTCTTCGCGAACTGGTCAGCTGTCATCTTCGGCTTGATCAGGTATGGTAGCGCGTCGTGGAAATAGTAGACGTGGCGTCCCGAGCCAACTGTTCCGACGGGCTTGAGCGCACGCAGTCTGGCCTTCACCGTCATTGGGTCCATGCGCAGAACACGCGCGAGGAAATTCACGCTGACCGGTAGAAAGAACTCGTCTTCGTTGACCTTGGTGTGCCCCGAACCTGCAAGCCGGATTTCATTCTGGTGATTTAGATCATCGGCACGCTCTGTGGCGCGGCGCGCTCGCTCCTCCCGACTGGGGCGGCCTAGCTTCTTGCCCGACGCCGTATACCCCCGCGGCGGGCTGCTGTCGGCGGTACTTCCAAGCATCGCCTCAAAGTCATCTGTCATAAGTCCTCACGAAATCGCAGAATACTCACTATTTGGTTGATATTCAACCTTGGATTGGTATGGGTTAGGTGTCTGCGATCGAATGCAGAATGGCAATCCAACCTGGAGATCAGCGATGGTCAACTAATCCAACAAAACCAAGTGAATAGGTAAACCCAGGATCGTGGATATGCGATCCTGGGTTTTTGTTGACCGAGTTTGGCGTTGACCAATGCCGGTAACGACCTAAATACGACAGAACGGGCGCCCTATTCCCGTACCTCATGGTCCCCCGGTGTCAGGAGATTTCTCCGTGAATAGGTAGCATCGGGGGGCCACCAGGTCAGCCGAGTGCGCCCATGAAATCGTCGGCTATCGCGTTGAATTCTCGGCAACGCCGTTGCCACTCCTGTATTTTGTCGGATGGCCAATAGGTTCCGCTGCCGTCCGGGTACCGCTCCGGAGCCGGAAACTCCCCATCGGAGATCTTCCGGTAGATATGAGACTTGCTCCAGCCGGTAACGGCCTCGACCTTCTTGAGCCGCCAGAATTCTATATAATCCGACACTGCTGATCCCCACAGGCACCGATAGGGAACAACTATCACCAAAAAGTTGAAAGTCAACCTAGCATGTCGAGGAAGGGATCGTCTGGCCATACGAGGTCGGCCCACCACTGCATCATTCGACGGCGCTCCGGGAGATATTCGGCAGCGTTGTATGAGCCGCGAACTTCGTTCTCCTCGACATGGGCAAGCTGGCGCTCGATGGCGTCCGGATGCCATAGTCGGCGTCCATCGTCGTAAGCCTCATTGGCAGCTGTGCTGAACGTCGAGCGGAAACCATGCACGGTGGCACGCGAGCGATAACCGAGCCGGTACAGTGCGAAGAGCATCGTGTTCTCGGACAGCACGCCGGCGACCGCCTCGCCGGGAAGGATGAGATCACCCTTGGCACGGTCGATCAATCTGATCACGAGATTCTGTGCCTGCCTGGAAAGCGGCACGAGGTGTTCGGCGGGCCGGTTCTTGATCTTCATCCGAGCAGGGGGAATCCGCCAAAGTGCATCGGGGCCACCCAAACCCTCGAATTCTCGTTTTGTGGCGAACCTGATCTCCATGCTGCGCAGCACCGTCAGCACCGTCAGCTCCAGGGCATCCTTGGTCGACGCATCCAAGCTCTGATCAGCGGTCAACCTTCGGCGGAACTCCCCCATCTCGCTCAATTTGAGAAACGCCCGCCGCTTCTTTCGCTTGGGTGGTTTCAACGCGTCTCGAATATCAGCCGTTGGATCACGCTCAACCCAGCCCTCTGGGATCGCAAAACGGAAAATCTCACCGCAATAGTTCTTGATACGTTTCGCGAGTTCGATCGCGCCGCGATCCTCGATCTTCCTGATCGTATCAAGAACCATCTTCGGGGTAATCGTATCGATCGCGAGCCTGCCCAACTCTGGATAGACATCACCCTCTATCCGGTTGCTGATGCGAACCGCGTGCGCTGGTGACCACCCATTGCTACGGGCAGCGAACCATAATTTACCGACCTCTTCGAACGACGGTGACGTGGTTTCGCTGATCGGCTTGTCGCGCGCCCCAGGATCTCCGCCAAGGGTGAGTTGCTCCTTGGCCGCGTCACGGCGCTTCCGTGCAACACTCAGTGTCACATCCGGGTAGGCGCCGAAGCTCAGGGTCTTGCGCTTTTTCCGAAAGCTGTAGTCGAACCGCCAGAGAATAGACCCGCTGGGCTTAACCAGGACGTAGAGACCTTCCGAATCAGCCCGCTTGTAGGGCTTGCTCATCGGCTTCAGTTTTTTGAGCGCCACTTCAGTGAGCAT